CGGGGTATTGCGGGGTGGAGCCGATGGTAAAGCCGCCGGGGTCGAAGCCGCGGGCGAAGCCAGGCCACGGGAATGACGAGGTAGAGCCAAGCCGGACGTGCAGCGGGTCGCCTCGGAGGAAGTTCGCCACCCCGCTCATGAACCCACTGCAATCCCACAAATCGGGACCAACCGACCCCCAGTGGTAGTCGTCGCCGACCTGCTTGCGGGCCCACGCGATCGCCGCCTGCACCCGGGCGCTGCCGGAGCCCATCGCCTTGACCATCGCCCGCAGGGAGGAGAAGTTCGACAGCACCCGGGCCCACGGATAGTCGGCGTCCAGCGCGAGCGCGTCCGGCATCCCACCCTTGGCCAGCCGGGGGACGATGGTGGCCCGGCCCTCGTTGAGCGCGTGCATCGCCGGCACACCCTCGCGGCTGACGGCCGAGGCCTGCTGGACGAACTCGCCTCGAGACAGTCGCATGTGGATGCTGTCAGACGTCTTGGTACCGGGGCCGTCGATGTAGCCACCAGTCGCAGCCTGCCCGCCGGGGACATGGATGGTGTCGGGACCGAAGAATCCGGGAGAGACGGTCTTCAGTTTCTTCCACTTCTGCTCGGTCCACCTGACGAAGCTCTCGACGTCATGACGGGCCTTGTTGTCCTCGAAGTGGGCGTCGGTGCGGATGTCTTTGGGAACGTCGTTGTACTTCTCGATCAACTCCTGGGTCTGCTGCTTGGTCAACCCCATCTGGTGGGCGACGTCGCGAAGCTGCTTCTCGGTCAGGTCGGCCTTGCCCTTCAGCCTGACGTTGGCATCCTCCTGATCGAGAATCGCCTTGGTGAGTTGGTTGGAGTCGGCCCGGGTGAGATCGAGTTGCTTGCCGAGCCGGCCGAGCACGAAGTCGTAGTGCTCCGACGCATCCCCGCCACGGTTGGTGTTCTCGGTGAGGTCCCTGTAGAAGCGGATCAGCCGCTGGATCTCGTCACCGGTCAGACCGAACCGCTCGCCGAGCTTCTGAAGCTGCTTACGGTTCAGCTCGGCCGATCCGGTGTGCTCGCGGGTCTTGTCCTCGAGCTTGGCCATCGCCCGGGTCAGGTTGTCGGCGTCTTCCTTCGACTTGGTGGTCCGCTCCGACACGTCACGCAGGGTCTTGACCTGCCCTCGCATGGCCTCGACGAGCTGGTCGTTGGCTTTCTTGTCGTCGATCAGCGCCTGGGTGTGCTCGTGGACGGCGTCGGAGGCTTTCTTGTACTCCTCGGCCGAGATGGCGCCGCGCTGGAAGGCCTGAAGCAGCGTCTTAGTCAGTTCCTTGTTGGCCTGGAACCCACCGGACAGGACGGCGTCGACCACCTTGTCGAGCGGGATGCCGGCCTTGGAGAAGATGTCGAACACACCGGCCCGTTGGAGCTGTTCGGCGACACTGGCCCGGGTCGCCCTGGTGGCCGCCGACGACAGCTTGTCCAGGGTGTCGATATAGGACTCGACCGGCGGGATCCCGTCGGTGGCCGCCTGGCCGCTCTGCCCGAAGGCGAACGCCAGTCCGGACAACGCGCCGATCACCCCGCCGGTGATGGCGCCGGGCGCCCCGAACGAAGCGCCGATCGACGCGCCGGTGGCGGCCCCGCCGATGGTCGACATCAGGGTCTGGAGGTTGGAGTCGGCGGTCTGGGTGGATGCCACCATCAGCCCGAGCCCGGCGACCCCGGCGACCCCGCGGAGGGCGCCGGCAAACCGGTTCATCCGGCGGACCGGGTCTCCGGACTGGATGTCGGTCATGAACCCGGTGATGCCCTGGAACAGCGCGTTGGTCTTGGTCACCTGCGCTACCCGGGAGGCCCGGTTGATCGCCGACAACCCGACCGCCATAGCGATCAGCGGGGTACCGAGCGGGGAGTCGGCGACGGTGCCGATGAACTCGGTGATGGCGGTCAGGATCGGCAACAGCTTCTCACCGACCGGGGAGGCCGCCTCACCGATCTGGAGCAAGGCGTCGGCGATCGACTCAACCAGGTCGATGGTGCGGGGTCCGTTGCGCTCGACGTAGTCCAGGAACTCCTGAAAGGTGTCGCTGAACCGGAGGTTCCGGCCCCACCGGGCGAAGGCGCGAGACCAGCCGAGGATCCCGTTCTCGACATCGGACTGGAGCGGGAAGAACGCCTGCTGGATGCCGGCCAGGCCCTCCACGAAGTTGCCGGTGGCCCGGACGATCCGTTGCATCGAGTCGGCGCCCTTGTCGCCCAGGAAGTCGAAATACTGCTGCCAGAACGGGTCGGTCAAGGCATCGGAGGCGTCTCGAGCTAGTTCGTTCCAGGCATCGGAGTAGTTGATCACCAGGTTGCGGGCCTGGGGTAGCAGCTCGTCGAGGTCCTTGAGTGAGTCGGTCAGCCCGGGGAGGAGGTGCTGCTGGGCCAGGCTACGCAGGTCCTCCAGCGCCGGGATCAGCTCGTTGGCGACGAATCTGACGAAGTCCCGGCCCTCCGGGGGCAGGGCGGCCAGGGCCCGTTGTAGCGCGAGCAGGTCGGACGCGGTCGGGTCATCTCCGGCCAGCCGGGACAGCCGCATCTTGTTCATCGCCTTGACGGCGTCGGAGATGCCGGACAGGCTGCCGGCCAGGACGCCGACTCCGACCCCGGTGGTGGCGATGGATCCGGCCAGGGCGGTCAGTCCGCCGGCCGCGGTGGTGCCCGCGACGACCGCGGCTGGGCCCAGCGCGACGATCGTGTCCAGCAGCAGGGAGGCGTCCTTCTGCATCTCCGAGACGCCGTCGATCCGGACACTGGGGGTGGCCCTGGTGCGGTCGAGCCGGTTCAGCTTGTGCTGGAGATCCGACAGTTGGGAGCGGGCCAGGATCACGCCGTCCACGTCGATGTCCGGGTCAGCAGTCATCTGATCGAGCTTGCGCATCTGGACGATGATGCGATCGATCTTGGAGCGGGCCTCGGTGTCGTCGGCGTCGATCTTGACCTCGGCGACGTCGGCCTCGAGCCGTTCCAGGTCGGTCCGGATGTCGGCCAGCTCTTGGTTGAACTCGTCGTCGTCGAGGTCGACCTTCGGAGCGTAGGTGGACTTGTCCAGCTTCTCGCCCTTGCGCATCAGCTCGTCGAGCTTGCGGCCGGTGCGATCAACCTGCTGGTCCTCGGTGCTGACCCGAAGATTCCACGACACCCTGCGGGTTGCCATTCAGTCCACCTCCCTCCTAGTACGTTCCGGTCGGGCCCTCACTCAGCCGGGACATCAGCCCAGCAGTGTCAGCGCCCTCCTGACTGGTGTAGATCTCCGACGCGCGATCCATCGCGGCCCGGGCGTGGCACCGGACGACCTCACCGCGATAAGCGAACTGGTTCTCCCGCGCCATCGACTCCGATGCCGGGCGACCACAACCGCACGGGCACAGGCCCTTGACATGCAGGTCGTAGGCAATGACCTTCGCACGATCCTCCGGTAGCCACTTCGGTTCGCCATCTGCCGGCACCCTCCCTAGGAACGCTGAATGTGGGATCCCTACTCGGTAGCAGAACTCGATCTCTGCTCGGAACGCCGGATCACGCTGGAGGCGCTGAGTGATTTTGGGACTTCCCCCGGCTCACGGTTCACCGGCCAGGCGCCGCCGTAGAACAGGAAGTCGCGCTGCCCGGACGACAGCATGTCCCGCCACCAGGGCTTGAAGACCTCGTCGTTGTCGAACCCCGACGGGGACACGCACGAGGCCTGCACGGCGGGGGCGGCGAACGTCTCGCCGTTGACGCCCATCCGGGTGTCGGAAGCATTGTCCTCACGGGGAGGGTGGGCGGCCAGCAGCTCGTCCCACACGTCGCCCGGGACCCGGCGGAACACGAACTCGACGGTGTGCTCCCGCATCTCGTCCTCGAGCTTCTGGATCCGCTTGGCCAGCCTGACCTCCTCGGCCGGCGGCCCCTCCTCCTGCTGGTTGATCCGGCCAGTGCGGCGCTGCCCGATGTTGCGCTCCCGCATGGCGTCGAGCTGTTCGTCCAGCCGCTGGTGCTCGGCGAACAGGTCACCGCGGATGCACAGGGGGACGACTCGTTCGGCGGGGGTGGTGTCCTTGACGACGGCGTCGAGGGTGAGGGCCACGCCGTTGGCCGATGGTCCGGTCGATTTCTTAGCGGTCACGTTGCCGCCTTTCTAGGTGAAGACCCGCCGTCCTGCGAGCCCGGGGATGTAGGTGCCGTAGGTGATGATCACCCAGTCACGACCGCCCATGAACACGCGGTCGACGACTTCGATCTTCATCTCCCGGGCGGTGTCGAGGTGGGTTGCCAGTCGGTCGGTCGTCGTCTTGTTGAGACAGTGGCCGAGAGCGATCACGTTGCCGTTCTCTTGGGCCATGGCTCATGCGACCGTGGTGGCCAGCAGGTTGGGCTCGGCGACCATGGCGAATCCGAAGACCATCGTCTGGTCCTCGTTCACCGCCGGGGCCGCCTTGTTCGGGTTGTCGCACTGCACCGGGTAGACCTCGCACTTCTGGCCGGTCGCCCAGGCGGTGGTTGCAGCGAGGTGGTCCCGGATCACCAGGAACCCGAACGCCTTGTAGGTCAGCGCGGCCTCCACGCCTGCGGTGTCGCCGACCTCGCGGACCGCGGTGATCGACAGGCTGAAGTTGCGGCGCCCCACCGACTGCGTGCCGAACGTGCTGTTCAGCTTGGTGGTGTCCTTGCGATCGGTGGTGCTGTCCCGGGTGAGGCCGGTCGGGGTGATCCTGGCCTCCAAGTCGACGCCGGTGATGATGGTCGCAGCCGACGGCGAGGCGATGTTCGGGATGCCCGAGGCGCCCGGCACGAATGCGACCAGATAGTTACCCTCATGTGCCAGATCGGACACAGTTCATCTCCTCTGAGTCAGGCCACGACTGCGTTGAGCGTGGGCTGGGCCCGCATGGCGAACCCGAACAGCATGGTCTGGTCTTCGTTGACGGCCGGGGCCGCCTTGTTGGGGTTGTCGACCTGCACCGGGTAGACCTCACAGGTCTGCGCCGCGGTCCAGGCGGTGGTGGCCACCACGTTGTCGCGGATCACCAGCCAGCCCAGCGCCTTGTAGGTCAGCGCCGCCTCGACACCGCCCGCGTCGACGGTGTCCCGGACCGCTGTCACCGACAGGGTGAAGTTGCGCCGGCCGACCGACTGGGTGCCGAACGTCGAGTTGAGCTTGGTGGTGTCCTTGCGGTCGGTGGTGCTGTCCCGCGCCAGTCCGGTCGGGGTAAGCCGGCCCTCCAGCGCGACACCAGCGTTCAGGATCGCCGTGGTGGGTGCGGCCGGGTTGGTGATGGTCAGCTCGCCGGCCACCCAGGTCACCCGATAGTTGGCTTCATGCGCCAGATCGGCCATGTCATCTCCTCAGTACGGTTCGGTCCGGTGGGGTGGACTTACTTGTCCGAGGACTTGGCCTTGGCCTGCGATGCCGGTGGCGGCGGCTCCGGCTGCCCACCGGGCTCGGACGGCAGCGCGCCCATCGAGGCCAGCTCGGCGGCGGTCTGCTTGGCCGACGCCTCGGCCGCCTCGGCCTTGACCTTGGCAACCTCCTCGATCTGCTTGCGGGCCGCCTCGTTGGCCTCCTCGGGAGTGGCGAGCACCCAGCCCTTGTGCTGGTAAACGAGGTCGAACGCCTCCCTCGTCACGAGCGCGGTCCCGCCGTGCTCGGGGTGGATGATGTTGGTGTCAAGAGCCATGACGCTCTCCCCTTCTCGGACCGGTCATGCGGCCTCGAATCGGTATTCCCATTGGTCGACGGCGGACATCAGCAGGTCGCCTCCGGTGTCGTCCCAGTCCGCCGCATCGCCGTCCTCGTGCGACACGATGTAGCACTTGCAGCCGGCCACGCTCGGCACCCAGTCCAGAAGCTGGGTCCGGACGTGGTTGCGGACGATGTCGGCGGACGGCCGGTCGCGGCCTGCCGAGTGGGTGAAGATGCGGATCCACCCCTTGTCGGTCACCTGCTGGTTCAGCTTGGAGCGGTACTCCTCGGGGATCAGCACGTAGGTGACGACGTACGGCGGGACCCGGACCGGGTCTGATTTCTTCCGGGCGCCGTCATAGACCGTCAGGTTCGCGTTATCCGTCAGCCTGGCGATCACCGCGTCGGTGTGTTCCCCGATCATCCGAGCAGCCTTTCCACCAGTTCGTCGGCGTAGGCCCGCATGACGTTCTCCTCGGCGTCCCCGGCCGGGAACAGCGCCGGCATCGGGGCCTCACCGATCCGGCCGGTCTCGTTGTACAGGCCCTGCTCGGTGAACAGGCCGAGGGGAGCCTGGCGGCGTGCCGAACCTGGAGACCCGGGTGGACTGGGCGGGGTGATCCGGGACCGGGTGAGGTCCGGACCGACCTCCAGCTCCAAGGCGCCGACCGGTTTCTTGATGTCGTAGGTCAAGCCCTGCGGGAAGAACTTGGTGTGGCCACCGAACCGGTGGTGGACGTAGGCCCGGTAGATCTTCCCGGCGTTCCGTTTGATGTTGACCCCACCGCGGCTCAGGATCTTTTTGAGACCGTCGGTCAGGTCCTCGTGGAAGTCCTCGGCGTCCTCGGCCCACTTGTGCAGTTCGGCTGGAGCGGCGCTCATACGATCAGCTCCAGCCATATCCGCCGTACCGCGGACTGGGTCTGCCCGGGGTACGGGGAGTCGACCCGGAAGGTCATCCCGGTGTCGAGCTGTGGGTCGTACGACGAGACGATCTCGACCTTGTCCTCGAGCGTGATGCCGACCGAGTCGACCGGGAGGTGGAGCAGGGCCCGGACGATCGTGATGCCCTGGTCGACCAGGTTGCGGTCGAGCGCGGAGGACACCCCGATCTGGGAGATCATCTTGAACCGGCACGGTCCGCCCTCGACGGGATCGCCGTACACGACGCTGTAGGTCGGGGTGATCTGCCCGGTGTTGGGGTTCATCGTCTCGCCGGTCTGGTGCCGGACGATGCACCGGTCCCACATCAGCGACTCCACGAAGCCGCGGGCGTCGAGAACGTCGGTCTCGCTGATGACGAAGTTCACCAGGCACCCCCGGGCATGAACATCGGGGAGGTCCTGATGGTCTGCACCGGTTCGGCGGACCCGACCGCGGCGAGCAGGTCGGCCTTCTCGTCGTCGGTCAGGAACACCGCCCGACTCGACACGTCACCGACCGCGCCGTGCTCCCAGCGGTCGGTTCGGCTGGTGTCGTCGAAGGCGCGGGTGGTGGACGACAGGCCGAGCGGGTTGGCCCAGGCCCGCTTGGCGGCGCCGAGGGTGATCGACTCCACCTCCGCGTTGATCACCGCGTCGTCGGGCAGCAGGTCGGTGACGAGCCGGTTGGCGAGGTCGACGATGTAGGCGGCCGAGGTGTCGGCGTCGAGCGAGCCCGCGGGGTAGCGAAGGATGGCAGCCAGGTCCGCTACCTCGATGATGTCGGTCATGGCTGCCCTCCTCTCCTACTCGTCTTCGTCGGACTCGTCGTGGGCCCAGGCCTTCTCGTTCTTGGCCAGGACCTCCCGGACGCCCTCGGGCAGGTCGCCGGCCTTGGTGCCGGCCTTGTAGACCTCGCCGTACATGTGGACGTCACGGACGAGGGTGCCGTTGCCCTGATCGGCATCGGGCACCTGGTCGAGCGAGTCGTACGAGGCCCGCTTCATCTGCTTGCTGGCGGTCCGGCTGGAGGCCGCCTTCTTGGTGATTTGCTGATCGGCCATCTGGGTTTAGCTCCTCACGCCCCATGAATCGGGCAGCAGTTTGGTCGCGTTGAGTGCGCGTGCTCGCTTGATGATGTGTCGTCGGGCGCGGCCCTTGTCCTTGGCCCGGCCGAAGGCCTGGATGGCGTCCTTCAGCTCGGACACGTTGCGGATCGGGAAGCTGCCGTCGGGCAGCGCGAACCCTCGCTTGGCGGCGAGCATCCGCGCTCCCTGACGGAGCCGATTGGGCGTTGCCATGACGACTCAGAGCACGTCTGCGGTGAACGAACGCTCCGCGTTGGCCAGAACCGGGAGCCCGATCGCGTCGGAGATGATTTCCTTCGAGTGCGGGGGCTTCATGTTCTGGTAGGCGCCGACCACGATGCCGGGCTGGTCGATGGCGGCCAGTCCGAACTCGGGAATCAGCGACGTGAGGGTGCGGCCCATGAAGGTCGCGCCCAGGTCGGTACCCTGCCAGTCGTCGGGGTCCACGGCCGGCGGGAGCAGCAGCACCCGGTCATCCGGCAGCACGTTCGAGACCACGCCGTCCACCTGCACGCGGCGAGTGTAGACGTAGATCGGCGGCAGCCCATTGGCGCTCAGCGTGTTCAGGAGGTCTTCCTGGGTTGCCGGGCGGGACGAGCCGCTGACGAGCTGGGTCTTGAACTGGTTGAGCGTGGCCATCGCCCGGACCACCCGGCGGGACGTGACGATCGAGCCGGGGCGTTCACCCGTGGCCGTCTCGTAGGTATCCGACCAGGTCTGGAGGTCGTTGAGGGCGTCGGCGGTCGCGACCGACCAGAGGGTGCCGGCGGTGACGGTGTGTCCGGCCGGGCGGCCGAAGTCGTCGTCGGAGACGAAGTTGTCCTGCGAGATCGTCGCCTTGCCGGTGTTGAGCACGATGCCGCGAAGCCGCTCGAGCTGGTCGGCCACCGCTCGCACCACGATGTCGGTGGTGTTCTGGAGCGTCTGGATGGCCTGCTGGTCGGACACGTCGCCGCCGCGGACACGAAGCTCCTCGTACTCGCCTGCGGGGATGTCCTGGCCAAGGGCCGGCAGTTCGATGGTGACGCGCTTGCCGGCGGCTCGCTTGCCGATCTCGGGCGGCGCGTCGTAGGCCCGCCACTTCGCCACATCGATCAGGCCGGTCTGGCCGGCGACGAATCGGGCGACGATGTCGGGGACTTCTCGGTTGGGCAGCCAGCGGGCCAGCGTGCCCTTGCGCTGCTCATAGTCGGCCAGGGAGGCGCGAGCGTATCCAGTCAGCGTGGCCGGGTCGATCAGATCGAGCCAGAGCGCAGTTGCCATCAGCTATCCAGCTCCTCAGATGTAAATGATCAACGTGGCGGCCTTTTTCGCAGCCGCGACTGGGGCGGTGAACGCGTTGAGGCCTTGCGGCACCTTCGCGGCCTTGACCCGACCGTGGTCGAGCACCGGGATGGGGAAGTCCCCTGTGCCTACGACCTTCTGGTCGGTGTAGAGGTGGCCGGCGAGCACACCGGCACCCGTGGTGGTGGCCTCGAGCGAGTCGTACGGCACCATCAGACCGGAGACCTTGGCCAGCGGCGTACCCGACTTGATGTACCCGTTCGGGTAGTGGGTGCCGGCCGTGAAGGTCGAGATGTCGAGGGTTTCGGTACGGGTCTCGTAGATCGAGTGCGTGCCACCGAGCCAGGACTGATCACCAGCGTTGAACTGGTCAGTCTGCATTCTCGGCATAGGACGACGCCCTTCGGGTCAGAGACAGACAGGGGGTCACGCAGGAGGGCGCCGGTGCCGAGTCGCTTATGCAGACTTCCCGGTCTTGCGCTTGCGTGAAAGCTCGAACATCTCTGCGCCGGCTTCTAGGCCAGAAGGTTTGCTCGACTGGCGTCGGCCGCCACCGTAGTCCGAGGAAGAACCCGTCGAGCCCATTGCGGTGCCGCCGGAGATTCTTGCCGCGACAGTCTTCACTCTTGCAGCGTCAACGTCGCCGTCATCGGTGATGAACGCGGCCAAGTCTAGGGCACCGATCGTGTCCTGGACAGCCTGCCTCTCGTCGGCGTCGTCGATGTCCCCGATCGCGGCGTTGAAGGCGGCCTTGACCATCTTGGGACCAAGGTCCCGGGTGGCGGCCTCCCGGCCGCGAGCCTCAGCGTCGGCCAGTTCCTTCTCCCGGTCCGACATGTTCTGTCGGCGCAACTTCTCCAGTTCGGCCTGATCCTCGGCGTACTGGTCGGGGTCGACGTCACCGAGCTTGCGGGCCTTCGCCTCGTTGCGGCGGGCCTGGTGCTTCCAGTAGGCGACCTGTTGCCGAGGCTCCATGTCCTTCGGGTCGGTGTCGGCCGGGAAGCCTGGGTCCGTCGGCGGGTCGGCCGGTGGATCGGCGGGCGGATCGTTCGGCGGGTCGGCCGGGTCCTTCGGCGGGTCGGCGGGCGGGTCGTTCGGCGGGTCAGCCGGGGGGTCGTTGGGCCCGGTGGTCATGCTGTGGTCCTCCTAGGCTGCGATCTGCTGTAGGCGCTCGACGAGGCGTTCCTGGTAGCCGAGCACGTCGGAAGGGGTGTTGCTGGCGCGCATGTCAGCCAGTACCGGCAGGGTCTGGTCGAGCATCCGTCGGGCCCGGTCGACGTCCTCCTCGAGCGGCTTGACGTCAGCCGGCCCCTTGAACTCGTCACCCGCCCGGGAGATGACCGGACCATACTCGCCGTGATCGTTGATCTGGTAGCGGGTCTGACGCAGTTCTTCGGCCCGGGTGGAGCCGGCGTCGGCGTAGAGCTGTTCGAGCGCGAGGTTGTTCAGCGAGTTGCCGGGATCTACCTCGCCCTCCACCGGAGCCGTCGTGCAATTACATCCGGGATGCAAAGGCATCAGTTCGTCGGTCGAGTAGATCCGGTCGGAGGCGACGATGCACAGGCCGCAGGTTCCGGTGCGGGCCAGTTCGGGGTGGACGATCCGGCGGTACTGCCCGATCGTACGCCGGCCCCCGTCGTCGTGGCGGACGCCGTACTGGGCGAGCTGGGCGTCCCGGGCGGCGATGGCCAGGTCCATGTTGGTCATCCGCTCCAGCCGGCGCAGCGCCTTGGCCTCGGCATCGGCCGGTGCCTCTCCGACCGCGACCAGATGCCGGTACCGCTCGGCCGGCCGGCGGTAGACCCCCACCAGGTCCGCGCCGTTCCGGGTTTCGGGGAGCCTGGTGGGGGGGATCGTGATGGCCTCGCCGGTGATCTGATGCAGCACGTTGGCAGCGTAAGCATCGGCCAACCCCTGCACGATGTCGATGTCGGCGACCAGCAGCCGAGCGGTCTCGCGGGCGATCCGGTCGACCAGATCGTCGTTGTACCAGCCGCCGAACCCGGCATACAGCACCCGGAGCGCGGTGGCCAGCCGCTCCCTGATCTGGTCCATCTGCGCGGCGAACTGGTCGACCCAGATCCCGACCGCGGCGACCTGGGCTGCGGTTGCGGCCATCAGGCCGTCCCGGCGGGTTGTCTAGCCGGCGGCCGGTTGCCGTTGGTCGGGGGCTGGTTGCCGTTGGTGGGCGGCGGCGCCACTGGACGGTTCCCGGGAGTGTTGGTTGGGGTGACGGGCGGCGCCGCCGCTGTCTGGGTGACCAGCAGTTCGCGGCCGATCATGCGGCGAAGGTCGGGGATGGCTGACGGCGGGTACTGCCAGACGTCCATCAGCAGGGCCTCGATCGGGACCACGCCCTTGGCCTTGGCGGTGGCCTCGCCCTTGTCGGTCAGGCTGTAGCGTTCGATCGGCCCCCACAGCGGCTCGATCTCGCCGGGGTCGGAGCGTTGCTGGGCCTCGGAGTCGGCGTCGTACTCCAGCATCTTCCCCATCACCTGGCACCACACGCCGGACACCCGGTCGCGGCGGTCCTCGATCTTGAAGATGGACTCCTCGCGCTTGTTCTCCGACCCCTGCGCGGACTGGTTGTCGGCGTCCGGCATCAGGGTGTGCAGCGCGGTGGCGGTAACCACGGCGAGCCGGGCGATGTCGTCCTTGATGGCCTCGATCACCGGGCGGATGTCGACCGGGGTGGACTCCCAGAACTCCGCATCCTGCGGGATCCGCCACATGGCGCCGGGGTCGGAGACGAGGATCTTGGCCCACTCCTCGTCGGTAATCGTCTCGCCGGTCTGCGGGTCCACATCGGGCAGGCCCTTCACGGCCCGCTGGCGGAAGGCCTGCATCTTGGCTATCCACCACTCCGACACGATCTTGTCGTTGATCCGGTCGATGTGGCCCAGGTGCTGCTCGAACTCGCCGACCCCTTTGCGGTTGCGGAACCGGAACACCGGCAGCGTCTTGCCTTTGATCGGCGTGGACCGGTCGTCGTTCCAGTCCCAGGACTTGGCGGTGAACCGGAACGGGGCGTCCTGGATGGTGGAGACGCCTTTCTTCTCGGCCACCGACAGGTGCGGCTTGCCGGTGGGCCGGCCGGTCGAGGAGTACGAGGTGTAGTGGTAGACGTAGGCCCAGTCCATCCGGGCGTCCTCGTCGCGGAACAGCTTGAGCGCGGCGAGGATCTGGTCGGTGGCCGGGTCGTGGGCAGTGATGAACTGCTGGGCGGACTCGGCGGTAAACAGGGCGTGTTCGCGACCGGCGCCGGGGTCGGCCGGAGCGACCAGGCCGTAGGAGTCGGCGTGGGCCAGCATCCACTCGTGGGCGTCCCGGATCTTCAGGACCATGTCGTTGGCGCGCATGATGGCGCGAACCTTGGTGTCACCGAACTCGTCGTCGGCCGCCGACGTTCTGAAGTCGCGCAACTGCATCCGGTTGGCGGTCGAGGACACCAGCAGGTCGGCGACGTTCAGGCGGCCCTTGCGGATGAAGGCGCGGGCGTAGTCGGCCCATTCGGTGGCGACCGGGGCCAGCGGCGGGTTGCCGTTGTAATAGTCGTCGAGCAGGTCGATGCCGGGTCGCAGGTCGGAGTCGAGCTTGTAGACGCCGGTGGAGTACCGGGTGGTGCCGAGCCGTCCGCATCGCCGGTCCTGGAGGCGTTTGGCGAGGGTCTTCATCCACCAGCCGGCTGAATACGGGGTCTCGTGGTCGATCACCTGTGACCCTCACTTCTCGAGGTCATCGGATGCGGCCGAACCGAGTGGATCGGCGGCTGGGCTGGGCGTTCTTGCGCAAGGCGTCGAGCCTGGCTGCCCAAGAGAGTACCGCCGCCATGGCCGCATCGAACACCCGCTCGCGCTCGATCTTGCACAGGATGAACAGCGGGGTTCCGTCGTCGTCGACCAGGTTCAGCTCGTCTTTGCCGGCGGCGGCGATGTGCCGGCCGAGGGCTTCGGCGTAGGTCTCGGTGCCGGCGGCGTTGGCTACGACCCGGTCGTCCCAGGTGTAGGTGACCTCGCCCTGGTCCATGGCCTCCCGGTAGGCGCGGCAGGCCTGTGCCATGGCCTTGTACCGGTTGGTCCACCACTCCTCCACCTGCTCCCACATCGACGCCCAGGTGGCCACCGACTCGGTCCAGTGGGGTGGGTCGCAGTTGAACCGCCACACGTCGAAGGTGCCCATCATCTTGGTGACCGAGGCGCGGACCCGCAGCTCGTCGATCTCCCACCCGTCTTGGCCTCTGGGCTTCTCCCACAGGTCCCAGAGCTGTTGTCGGCCGGTCTCGATCTCGGTGATGACGATCGCGGTGGAGTCCTTGAACCGGGCGCCGTCGAAACCGGCTACGACGAACGAGCCCGGTTTGATCAGGCCGGGGGTGAACAGGTGGTGCGGGGAGCGCAGGTCGACCTTCAGCGGGTCGAAGGCCTGGGCGGCGGCAGCGGTCCACCGGTTCAGCCAGACCCGCTCCAGGTAGTTGAGGTCGGCGCCGACCCGGTCCCAGCGTTCGGCGATGTCGCGGAACTGGCCGGGCCCGTACTCGCCGATCGGCCCGGACGCCTCGGCGATGGCGGCGACCCGGCCGTCCATGGTGGTCAGGTCGTGACCAAGGTCCTCCCTCGACCGGGCTATTGGTCCCGAATCACGGTGGATGTAGAACAACCGGGGCTCTTTGACCTTGCCGTCGGCGATCTCCTGGGCCTCGTGGTGCAGGTTCTCCGCGACCGACTTCTGCCCGGGCCGGCCGGCGGTGCCGACGTACAGCGACCAGGGGTCCTCCAGTGGCCGCTTGGGGAGGTTGGCGTCCATCGTCTCGTGCGCCTCGAGCAGCCTCGGCAGGTACAGCCGATGCGGCTCGTCGAAGGCCTGGAAGGTGGTGCGGGCGCCGTCGCGGGCGTTGGGGGAGGTGGACAGCGCCATCGCCTTGCCGCCCTCGCGGCCCCACTCGTCGAGCCGGACGATCCGTTCCTTGGTGACGTCGAACAGGTCGGCGTCAGGGCCTTCGGAGACCATCACCTCCAGCGCGTGGTAGGCCAGCTCCTCGGACTGCTCCAGGTTGAACGACAGCAGCGGGATGTAAGGCCCTGCCACCGGACGGCCGACCGGCTGGCCGTAGGCGTCGAATCCGTCGCAGCGGACCGGAGCCTCCGGGTGCAGTTCGCCGAGGGCGATGACGGCGAGACGTTCGGTCTTGCCGATGCCCTTGCGGATCGACATGCCGCCCCGCTTGAACCGGCGTCGTCCGGCCCACTGATGTCCCTGCGGGTAGACCTCGTAGATGCGGTAGATGAACGCCTTGAACTCGGGGTCGACCCGATACGGCTGGCCCTTCCAGGAGCCGGGGCCGTAGACCGCCTTCGCCTGGTAGAAGTCGACCATCTGCGGGCCGAGCGTCGGCCACGGCTTGTCGTCCAGCTTGGGGACGATCAGGGTCGCCACCGGCTACTCCACGGCTCGCAGCACCTCGCGGGGGTCTTGGGCCGGATCAGGCTTGGGCGGTTCTGGTGCCGGCTTCTCGGCGGCCCGTCGCTTGCGGCCCTTGGCCTCGGCGCTGTCGGCCTGCTCGATGGTCCAGTACAGCCGATGCCGGTCCAGCGGGGACAGGCCGAGCGCCTGCCTGGCCAGCCGGATCTCCGATGACAGGGCCTGCCGGGCGTAGGGGGTGTCGGCCATCCAGAAGTCGTTGTAGAGCATCGCCAGCATGTAAGCGTTGTGGATGTCGGAGTCGTCCCACTCCGGGCTCATCGGCGAGGCCCAGATGTCGTCCCAGAACTGCTCGGCGATCGGGTGCCAGGTGACACCCTTCGGCAGATCCTTGCACACCAGCCGTCGGATCAGCTCGTCGCGGTTGCCGCCGACCTTCAGCCCCCGTTCCCGGAGCCGGTCCTTCAACTGGGCCTTGGTGAGCCGCCTGGCGTCGGCCAGCCGGTCATCCGACGTGAGCGTACGGAAGTTCTTGCTGCCCCGCTGGCTGGTCTTTCTGGGAATCCGGCTGGCCATGCAGGGATTGTAGGCCCACGAACTTGTGCGCCTGGGTCTGATGCGGGTCGGCGATGCAGACGAACCCGCGGTAGCGATGTCCACAGATCCGTCCACAGCCGGTGGAGTAGTTGTAGGTCAACATCTTCAGGGTCCTTACTTCAGCAGATTGGTGTTGCCCCAACCGAGTTTCAGCAGGGGGTGTTGCGAGCAGTTCGGGCGTCGGCCCGGGAGATCGGCAGGTCGTATCTGATGGCGACCTTGAGGTAGTGGCGGACGTAGTCGCAGGTGTCCGCGGTGTTGGGTGGCAGCCACTCCGACGGGGTGTTGTCGGACTTGGCCATGTTGGCCGGGCCGTCGGCGGCGACCAGGTTGCGTGGGTCGTTGGCGAAGTCGAGCCGCTGGGCGTCGGTCCATCGTGAGGCGCCGTAGTCCCAGGCGGCGGCGAGCGGGTAGCGATGATCGATCTGGACGGCCATCGGGTCGTCGTGGGTGAAGTGGATGGTGTGGCCGGTGTACGGGTCGTGCAGGACGCCGTTGTCGACCGTGCAGCCGTCCGAACCAAGCTGGTCACGGATAAGGTCGCGGCGCAGGATGTACTGCCGCATGTCGCAGCCGTCGCCGGTGGAGCGCCAGTCGGAGCCGAAGTCGTCTCGCTCGTAGCCTTCGGCGAACGGCTCGACCCGGATGATCTCGACCTGCTGGAGTTGGCGGGTGATCGCACCGCCGTTGGCCTGGGTGTGGTGGGGCCGCTTGTGGTGGGTCTGAGCCGGTGGGTCGTCGCCGTCGAACGGGTTGAGGTCGGCCCAGGAGGGGGCGTGGGTGGTGGCGTACCAGGTGATGCCGGCGATCACCGCCACAATCCCGCCCAGGATCTCCCAGCCGACGTGCGACGAAATCCTCATGCCGCATCCCAGGACTCAGGCAGCGTCTCCGTCGCATTCAAACCTCGAGCGCGGGTGATGACATGTTGCCGAGCGATCTCGCGATCAGCCGGGGTGATGATCGGCTCCGTGAGTGCCAACCTCTGAGCCTCCCGGGAATGGTTCCGGTCGTTGATGGTGTCGCCGAAGACGATGGCGAAGATGAAGATCCCGGCAAGCAGGCCGAAGCAGACGGCGCAGCCGATGACGAGCCAGTAGGTGTTCATGACGTTCTCCGCAGTTGGATGAGGAGGTGGATGGCGAGCAGGAGGAGCAACGGTGGCCAGGCCGAGATCGCGCCCTGCGTCCAGGCCGGCAGTACGTAGGCCGAGGCCACGTTGGCGATGATCGAGAGGGTGACTCCGAGGGCGAGACAGGTCCAGGCGAGCCGTACCGACTGGCCGCGCTGACGGCGGACCAGCATCACCATCGTGGCGACCAGCATGAGGCCGTCGACCGCCAGCGGAAGTGCGTACGACATCACGCCCTGGCCGTTGGCAGATGCCAACACCTGCATGTGGACGTAGCTGGCGGCGGCGGCGATCGCGGCCACCACGACGACCCCGACCACCGCGGCGGCGTAGATCGCCGGAGGCACAGGCGCCGTTCTGCGGGCCGCAACCGGCTTGGCGGGGGTAGTGGTCCGGCGCGGTGCCGGTGGCGTGGCAGGGGCTGGGCGCAGCGTCGTGACGTTGCCGTTCTGCCGATCCCTGGCGGCCTGCTTGATCTTGCGAGCAGTCCGCTCCCCGAATCCGGTGTGCTGCTGGATGTCGGTGGTCGACATCTCAGTGCCGTCGGCGGCCTGGGCCAGCCAGTGCTGGATGCCGGGCTCCCAGCTTGCGGGCGTACTCACGAGGTCTCCTCCTGGGTTGAGGCGGCACGGCGGCGCTCCCGCGGCGTTGGGGGGACAGCGACTTCGGGGCGCCGCCGTGCCTGGCCGATGTCGGCGACGTTCTCCGGCAGCCGGTCCGGCAGCCACAAGCGAGCGTCGTCGGGATAGCGGGACGGATGCAGGGTGAGGGGGATCTGGACCCGGTGCATCTCGTCGGAGAGCCGGACCACGCCACGACCCTGGATCCGGCCGTCGTGGGTTCCGGCCACGGCGCGGGCGGCCCGCCAGTCGTCACCGAACATCATCCGGGCCGAGGTCTGCTCGGTGATGGAACCGAGCAGCAGGCGAGCGGTGAGCTGGTCACGGACCAGACCGGGCAGGGACGCTACGGTGTCGGGCCGCAGCACCGAGCAGATCACGGTGATACCGGCCTCGCGGCCCTGACGGCAGATCTGGGACAGCGGCTCGATCACGTCGTCTCCGGCGATGTTGGCGATGTCGACCAGCTCGTCGACCACCACGATCACGTTGTCGGCCCAGTCCGGCTCGGGGTAGGTCGCAGTGTCGCCGCGCCAGGCGTTCTTGTTCCAGCGGCGCAGCTCGGCGTACCGCTTGTCCATCTCGGACTTAGCCGAGTTGATCGCCTCGACCCACTCGTCCGGTTCGTCGAAGCCGTCGCGGGCGTGGACCCCGACCCGGTGCTCCAGGAAGGCGAGGTTGCCGGCGCCCTTGCCGTCGAGTGGGTAGATCTCGATCCCGCGGCCCTGGCTTCGGGCGGACAGGATCAGGGAGTAGATCAGCCAGCGCAGCATGGTGGTCTTTCCGCGGCCGGTGGCTCCGGCGGCGAGGATGTGCGGGTCGTGGTCGAGTCGCCACGGCGCCATGCAGTGGTCGCCGACCTGGGCGGGACATCCGGCGGTGGACTCGGTGACGCCGAGCATCACGATGCCCTTCGGCGGCCTCCACTCGTGGCTGGCCTCGATCACCTCGGGCAGCGGCCACACCCGGCGGACCCGGGCGGCCGGCTTGTTGCGCGGCCAGTTCAGGGCGTAGTTGCCGTAGCGGTTGAGCCGGCGGCGGATCTCGGCGTCGAGTTGATCGATGTGCTCGTCGTCGCCGCGGCGCCAGGACTGGTTGATCGGCAGCACGGCCTCTTTCAGCGTGGCGGTGCCGAACTCCCAGGAGCAGTGCGGGGCGGGCTGCTTGCGGTGCCGCTGCTCCTCGGTGGGGTCGCGGCGCAGGTTGCCCTTGGTGACCGAGTAGGCGGCGTACTGCATGTCGCGGCGGAAGTAGTGCCGCTTGCGGGCGACGTAGGTGGCGGCGGCGATCGACACCCACAGAGCGGCGATCCACAGGGTGAGGGTGATCCAGGTGGTGTGGGCGGCTACCCACCAGCAGCCGAGGCCGGTGAGGCCGCAGGCGACCAGGAACCCGACCCAGACATCGGCCTGCCACAGCGTCAGCGGGCCTAGCAGTCTGGCCCAGCCGGGCCAGGAGCGGGACCACCACAGGTCACGCGGCAGGGAGGCGCAGGCGGACAGCTCCCACCACACCCAGGCCGGGCACCAGTGCGGTTTGCGGGGCGGGCGGATGATCATGCCGCTGCCGCCGGAGTCAGCAGGTGGCCGGCGACGTCGTAGGCGGCACGCTCGCGACCACGCTCATTCCGGTCCGTCTCGTTCGACGTCCAGGTCTCCGGCCGGCGCCGAATCAATGCCGTTGGGTAGTAGTCCCCGAGCTTGCCGGTGCCGCCGTTCTCTGGCAGATGCCGCCTGCCGTTGCCGTCGGCCGGGATCGGCACGGCGTCGAATCGGCCGATCACGAACCAGGCCACAGTCCAGGTGATCAGGAAAGCCCGGAGTACCGATGTATGGCCCTTGCCGCCCTGCGGCCCGGTTGGCAACTCCACCGCAACCCCCGGACGCCCATGGCCCATCTCAACCGCCCGGTCATATATCGCATCCAGGTGAAAACCGATCCTCTCGGTGTAGCCGTAGATCGCATCGGGTTCCATCCGGTCATTGGCCCTGCGGGTGCCTACCGGGCCGAGAGTGAACCCGTCGACTGCGGTCTCCCCGATCCTCAGGACTCCACTGGTCCATCGCCAGCCAGGCTTGACTCCGATTACGGCAGTCATACGGCCTCCCGTGTCTCGAGCCACCGGTCGTGCCACGCACGAGCCTGTCGACATGACGGGCAGTTGCATCCGCGACGAAGCCGTTTGTTCGTCACGTTGTGAAACGGGTGCTCGGTGCGGATTAGGCGACGTTCTGCCGCCCGGGCCAGCTTCATCGAGGGGTACTCCTCGACCTCGACATCGAGTGCATCAGTCCACCACCGGGAGTCTCGTCGGTGTTCGCGCAGTCGCTGAGTCACCTGTTTGGTCGATCCCACATAGATCACGTTGTCGCCGGATCGGGCCAGATATACGTACCCGTTCATGCCGCCACCACCGCGGCACGACGGTTACGGGGGGTGGTGAGGGCGACGAGCATCCGCGGCGGTTGGCGCAGGGCCTCCCGCTCGGTACGGGTAAGACCACCCCACACGCCGTACTCGTCGCCCTCCAGAGCCCGGCACAGGCATCGCCATCTCACCGGGCACCTCGCGCACGCGGACTTGGCCCGATCGACTGCGGTGGGCTCCGCGTCCTCGTCGAACCAGGCGGGGTCCAGGGTTTTGCAGGCCCGGTCCTCGCTGTCGAGTGCGCACATACAGGACAGGATAACAGGCTGACGACATGATTTCCGATAGGATGGGGGTCATGACTTTCACCCTGAATCCCCACGATCTGGACACGCGGAGTGCGGTGCCGTTCTGGAAGCAGCTCGCCGACCGGCTTGCCGCCGCGATCGACACCGGCGAGTTGCAGCCCGGCGACTCCCTGCCGTCGGAGCCCGCCATCGAATCGGCACTCGGCGTGTCGCGGCCGGTCATCCGGCAGGCCTATGCCGATCTCGAGCGGGTCGGCAAGATCGTCCGGCGCCGCGGCACCACCCCGAAGGTTGCCGAGCCGGCACAGGAACGGCACATGGATGCCGCCCGGTATGCCGAGGAGCTTGCCATCATCGACCAGCTCGCCGCCGGCACGCTTGCCGAGCACCCGTACACCAGCCGGTTCGCCCAGGAACACGGCGTGCCGCTCGAGCAGGTCTCCGTCTCGGCCGACTACTCCCAGACCTCGGCAACCGAGGCCGATGCCGCGGCACTCGGCATCCGGGCCGGGGCGCCGACCATGGAGCGGCTACTGGTCAAGTGGGTGGACGACGAGCCGGTCCAGATGCAGCGGTCGGTGGTGCCGCGCGGCATCGCGATCGGCACCGTGCTGGCGGATTCATCGGCCCAGCCGGTACCGGGGGGCACGATCATGGAGCTTGCCGAGGCCGGCTACCGGGTCACCGCCGTCGGCCACCGGGTCCGGTTCCGACCGGCAAGCGAGGACGAGCGGAAGCAGTTACAGCTCGACGGCTACGACGCCGTGATCGACGTCGAGCGGATCTTCTACGCGGGGGAGCAGGCCGTCGAGGTCTCCCGGGTCATCCAGTCCGCCACCGGCACGGTGCTGGTGTTCGACACCGTCCTCTAGCAACTGCGCCAGCATCCGGGCTGCCTGCCGGGTACGGCCCTTCTGGGTGGCCGCCACGATCCGGGCCGACCGACGGACCACCAGACCCATCGCCAGCCGATCCTCCGGCCTCACCTCGCCGAGACGCCGCAGATGCGCCCGCAGGTTCTCCAGCTCCCGGTCTGTGCTGTCCCAGTGCGTGCCGTCAGTCGTCATCACTGGCCTCCTGCTGGCCTGCTCCGGGTTCCCATGTCCCCATCATATCGTCATGACGATTCGTCCCAATGTGACTCGCTGGAGTCGGTTGAAGGACTAGGCTCTGATCGCGAGTCGTCGAAGACATCGAGCAATCAGACCGATTCCCCGATAGGTTCATGTGATGTCCGGTTTGTTCTAAAGTTGGTCCATGTTGCAGATTCAAAAATGACCAGACCCCGGCGGTCCTCCTCTGGTGGCGGGGGCGGGGACGCCGGCCCCCGGTCGCTGGCGAGGCCTACGGCGACCGTGGCGAGGCCTGCCGCCGCGGCCTGGCAGCGTGCCCCTGCTGCGCTGTGCGGCGAGCGTGGCATGGCTGGCACACGCCCCTGAGCATGTGAGGCCTGTGGTCGTCACGGTCCCCGATGTGGTCGACCTCGCAGCTCTTGACCTCGCAGCCTGGCAGTGCGAGCCGGCATATGGGGTCACGTGCCAGGACGTAGGCCACCACCCCTGCCCATGACGCAGGCAGTGTGGCTCTGCGTGTGCTCCCCTGCCAGGCCGGCCTTGTGTGGTCAGGGCACGGCATGAGCTGGTCGCAGTCAGGCCGGCCACATCGCTTGGATGCACGTGGCATAGTCGAGATCCTGCCATTCGATTGTCAGTTTCTCCTATTGCTAGCTGCTGCTATCTGCTGCTTAGATGGGTGTCACAACAGCAGAGCGAGGACGGGACACGCGCCCTGGCAGTAGACCAGCGACACGCCCAAGAGAGCAGCCTTCGCGGTTAGAAGGTACGCGCCATGGCAGTAGACCAGCGATACGCCCAAGAGATGCGACTCCCGTTACCTCGCTCTGCTGTTGCCACCCCGAGAGAGGACACCACACCATGACCACCTACGGACTCCGCACCAGCGTCGCGTACCAGACCGCGCAGGCCGACAAGGGGAACGGATACCGGACCGACCTGGACTCGGCTAGCACGTACGCCGCGTTCTATCGGACCGGAGACACGGCGCAACAACTCGCCATTGTCTCCGGTGACCAGGCACGCCACATGCTGACCCACAGCGATTCCCCCGACCGACTGAGCTTCACCCGGATCGGCTGAGCCGCCATGGTGCGAGGCCTCTGCGGAGGTCCCGTGCCACGGAAGCTCACCCCGAGCACCCGAGAGAGGACACCACATCATGACGTACGCAACAGCATCCGAACGACAGGCCCGAGTGACTGAGCTGGCGACCAACCACGGGACCGCCCGTGGCTCATGGGTCGTTGACGGGACCACGGGGGAGCGCTGGATTCGCGACCTGCTCCGTAAGTACGAGGACGGCGACCCTGAGGCTTTCGACCTCGAGCCGGCCCCGTTGTCGGGCGAGTGGGCCGACGAGCCGACCCCGAACACGGTGTACGCCGAGATCGGCATGTCAGCCGAGGACATCGATCGGGACGACCCCACTGGGCAGCTCATGACTGATTACGAAATCGCGTTCTCCGAGGCGTTCTGGGCCGAAGTCACCCGGTCAGCCGTCGCCGCCTTCGGAACGCAGATCCTTCCTACCGACTGAGCCGCCATGGTGCGAGGCCTCTGCGGAGGTCCCGTGCCACGGTCGCTCACCGAGAGCAACCGAGAGAGGACACACACACATGAGCAAGCCGAGTATCTGCACAAGAGTCAGCCGATTCCGGCGCCGGGTGCACGAGGCAGTCGTGCCATGCGCGGTCAGTGCCCTGGTGGGCCTGGCCATGGGCGCGTCGGCGACTGCGCCGAGCGATGCCGCGACCGAGCAGGCCACGGCGAGTCACGTCCGGCAGTACCCCGCGTGCGCACAGGAAGACGGCCAACTCTGCGTCTTCCGCAACCAGGGGCCGGGTTATTCGTTCGTGGCCGGCAAGGATCGGGACCCGTCCGTCCGCGAGGACATCGCCCGATTCCGGGTGCGCAACGCACTCGCGGATGAGCTGATCCAGCGTGACAACTGGCATCCGGCCGATCACATCCCGTGGGCGGATCTCGTCCACCCGACCCGATCCGGTCAGACCGTGATGCGACCGGGCCGTCACGCCGTGGTCAGCTACGGCCCGACTACCTACGTCATCGATGGGAGGCTGGTCGCCAGCAGTTGATCTGCCGTGGTGCGAGGCCTCTAGGGGCCGGAGGTCTCGCGCCACGGAAGCTCAACACCGAGCGTCACCGAGAGAGGACACCCGAACCATGAACATGCAAAACCGATACCGAGCCGAGCAGGCTTCCCGAATCAGCAGCACCTACGGCACCGGCGACACCCGGGCGCAACTCAAACTCCGCGATCAAGCCGGCCAGACGCACTGGCTCAGGGTCTCCGCAACCGAGCTGGAGACGATCAAGGCAATTCTGCGAGGCGTAACCTTCGAGGCCTGCCTAGGGTGTGGCCGGTCCGAAAGCGATTGCATCGCCGACCCCTGCCCCGACGTCATCGCCGACCGTCAGGCCTAACCGGTTGCATTTTGCTGCTAGCTGATGCTAGACTAGGCCCGAGGCAACACCGAGAGAGGACACCACACCATGGCTTCACATTCCGACACCTGCGACCGTTGGGTTAGGCGCGTGCAAGGCGCTGACCTTCGCGAGCTGCAAGGGTCCCGAATCGTCGCCCGCGGCGACCGGATCTATTCGTACGGTACGCATTTCGAGCTGGCTCGGCCGCTGCGAGACAAGCAAGGCGCACTGGTCGCATGGCTGCTCAACGGTGACCGTTACAGCGTGAGCACCACGCAGCACCAATCACACATCCGCGATGCGATCCGGCGTCTCGGCGGGGGACTGCCGCTCGTCATCATCCCGCACAGTGCGTTGGCATCGGCCGGCGTGGTGCTGGATTCCATCGAGATCATCGAGGCCACCCCCGACACGATGGTGCCGGTCCCGCGCAGCTCCACCCGGCCGCACAAGTGGTGGCACCGGGACGACCGCGGCCGGCTCTGGACCGCCAACCCGCAAGGGGGTGGACATGAGGTCACCGAGCACTGGAACGCAGACGGCGAGGTCACGCACTACACATGGACGGCCGAGCGGCACCGCTTGGGCGAGTCGCTGATTCGAGCGAAGGTGCATGGCCGGCGCAACCGGGCGTATTTCCTGTCCGGGTTCGACATGCAAGAGGCTAACCCGCTGTATTTTTTCTGCGAACTGCCGCGGGGCGTGCATCCGGCCACGGTCGCCGAAGCCTACGAAGCGCTGAAGCCAGCCACAGTCAAGACGGCCGAAGCGATGGGCCGGACCGTGCATCGTCAAGGTGATGTGTTCGCCGTAGCGCTGACCGGGACCACGAAACGAGACCTTCGGCGGGACGGTGCAACCTTCGCCAAGCGTGGCCAGCTCTTGGGCACGAACCATGAGGCGTCCGAGGTGGCGTATCTGCCGGACGGCACCACACTGGCCCGAGGCACGTTGTGGCACACACCGCCACCCTGGCGGGACCCCGACCACAAGCGCGTCACCATCGGCAGGGCCTGGCACGTCATCGTCAAGAACACCGTTCCCGTGAGTGTGTGACATGGACACCGACGCCACACCGGCCGGCCGGATCGCCGTCAGGGTACGGGAGACGCGGGAGTCGATCGCCCGCATGGAAGCCGAGCTGCGTCAGCACGAAAGAGACGCGGCCGAGCTTCGATGGCTTATCCGAGACCAGCGCGAGTATCTGACGTTTCTGACTCGCACGGCATGGCCCGCCATGGTGCGAGATCCCTCCTAGGGGGTCTCGCGCCACGGGAGGTCACCCGGACCGACCGAGAGAGGACAACCGACATGTTCACCACCGACACCCGTGGCGTCACCGTCACCGACCGGACCCCTGCCCTCGCCGATGTCGCCGCAGAGCTGGACCCGGACGCAATCTACGCGGACGAGATGCTGACCGAAGCCGGGGACGACCTGCTCCGCGCAACCGCCGCGGCCGAGCGTACAGCCAAGGTTCACAGCGCCGGCCGGCGTACCTTCGGCGCGAATCAGTCGCACTCGGCCCGGGCATGGACCGGGGCGGGCGAGGTCGACTGAGCCGCCATGGTGCGAGGCCTCACCTCCCGAGGTCTCGCGCCACGGCTGGTCACCCGACCACCGACACTGAGAGAGGACACCACACCATGAGCTATGACGGCACCATCACGACCACCCAACCGGACCCGAACCTAGTCGAGACCTTCACTCATGAAGACGGGTCGAAAACCTTCATCGTGCTGGACACCGATCCCGAGCTGAGCAATCCGCGAGATTTCGAGAACGCCGGCACCATGGTCACCCCACACCGCCGCTACACGTTGGGTGACGAGAGTACGTCGGGGGAGATCCCCGGCTACAGCGAAGCTCTGCGGGCGATGGAGCACTACGCCAACCGGCCCAAGGCGGTCGAGCATGTGGTCCGGTACCTGCGTATCTTCGTCGGCGCGACCGTGGTCCTGCCGGTCGGCCTCATCGACCATTCCGGCCTGTCGATGTATGCCAGTGCCGGTCCGCACTGGTCCGACCCGGGCGGCTGGGATTCCGGCACCATCGGCTTCATCTTTGACACGCCCAAGGGGCGGGAGCTGGCTGGCTTCACCACCGACGAGACCGAGGGCATCACCGAAGTCCTGCGGGGCGAGGTGAGCGTCTATGACCAGTACTTGCGCGGCGAGGTGTACGGCTTCCACCACGTCATGCCGGACGGCACCGAGGAGGATGTGTGGGGCCTCCTGGGCTACGACAGCCTGGCCGACATCGCCCGCGAGGCCACCGACTCACCGATCACCGAAGGGGAGTGAGCCGCCATGGCCGGGAGCGTCACGCCACGTTCCCGCGCCACGGTCGCTCAACACCGAGCACCGACACCGAGAGAGGACACCACACCATGACCCGAACTGTTCACACGCTATCCGTCATAGTCGAGGTCGAGGCCGAGTCTGCGAGGGATGCCGAACACTATCTGGCGTACCTGGCCTTCAAGGACGATGACGATGTGGCCGTGATCGCGGCTCAGAGCTTCGCCAGCCGGCAAGAATCAGACGACGACACTCAGACTGAGCCGGCGCGCTACACCGAGGGGCGGGCCAAGGATCTCCGCGTGGGTGACACCTACCGGGAAGACGGCCTAGACGATTGGGAAACCGTCGCCAGCATCGGCGGGCACGGCGACACCGTGCTGGTCACCACCACCGAGGGTATCGAGCACGGCCTAGACATCGACCTTGGCGTCGACATCGCAGAGGTCGGATCATGACCACTCAGACCGGGCGCGATCCGGAGCCGTTCGGGCACACGCCGACCTGCGGCTGGATCGAAACCCGTACCCCGGACCCGCAACGGTGCGACAAGTGCCGGTGGATGATCCGCCACGGCGCACCCGACCCCCGGCACTCAGACCCCGCCACCGATGGGGCGCTGGACGCCCGGATGGAGAGCGAATCATGAGCATCCTGACGCCTGGTGGCGGACCGGGTTCACCTGTGGCGACCGCGAATCCCGCCCACCAGCCGAGAGTGCCGATGGCGGGTGGCGTTCCCCCGTACTGCTCGTGCGGATTCGTCGGTGGCACCCGACCGGGCGAACTGTTGGCCGACCATCTGCGGGAGCATGACCCGACCTACGGCGAGAGGGCACAGTCATGAACACTCAGCATCGAATCTTGGCCGAGACGGTCTCACCACAGTCCGTTCGGGCGCTTCACAATCACGTGGTGTCGCGGGGTCCTGAACCCTTGCGGGAATGGCTGGCCTACGTCAGCGAAGCGCTGCGATACGGCCACAACCTGACCCTCACCATCGGCGACCCCGAAGTCGACTCAGATGATATCCGAATCTGCCCGGACCCGACCGAGCACGCTCACGGTGCTCCTCGGAGGGTCAAGTCATGAGCGTCTTGATCGTGCTGGGGTGCGTGCTGGCGATTGCCGGCGTGCTGCACTGGGCCGGAGGGGATGACCGATCATGAGCTTCGGCGTGTTCCTAGTCGTGCTGTTGCTGGCGGCGATCCTGTTCACCCTGACCCGGCTTCGACGCACTCAGACCGGGGCGACCGCTCAGACCGGGGCGACCGCTCAGACCGAGCCGGGGGAGGGCGAGCTTCCCGAGCATTGGTGGCGGGATCTCGGCATCACCTTCGCCGTGGTGCTGGTGCTGATCGGTGCCGTGATCGGATGGGTGGTCGTCACCTCAACCTAGTCTCCGGGCTGGCCCGCGTGGTCGGATTGGTGTCCTCTCCCCGCGGGTCGGCCCGGTCAATCCTTCACTTGTAACAACCACCCCAGCTCTCAGACCGCCGGCCGGCCTCAGCCACGATCGGCACCCCGCCCCACTCGAACGTCATCGCCGAGACCATGGCGCGCTCGATCTCGTCGGCATCAGCGGCCGGCACACTCGCGACCACCTCGTCATGCACCACGGCGCGCAGGTACGGGTGGTACTCGCGGGGGAGCCGGAGCAGGCCCTCCATCATGAGGTCTCTGGCGCCGCCCTGGCCCATGAACGCGGGGCCTTGGGTCCAGGCGCGTTGGGGGTCAGGGCGCATCGGGCGGCCGAATCCGTTGTTGAGTAACTGGCCGGAGGCGGCGATGTCGGCGATCTCTCGTTTCCACTCAACCAGCCGGGGGAACTGGTCGCGCATGGCCTGGTCGTACTGGCTGGCGGCCACCATGCCGAGGCCGGTGTGTTCGGCCAGCCGCGACACGCCCATGCCGTAGTTCCAGCCGTGACCCAGCGGCTTCGCCTCCTCGCGCCGGCCCCGGTCGCCCCAGACCCTCTCGGCGATCTCGGCGTGCAGGTCCCGCCCGGGCGCGAACAGGTCCATGTAGGCGCGGTCCTGGCAGTGCGCGGCGACCGCCCGGGCGTCCACCTGGGAGTAGTCGATCGACAGCAGCACGTGGCCGGGATCGGCGCGCATGATGTCGCGTTCGACGTGCCGGCCGCCGCGTTTGCCCATGACCGTGAGCCACAGCGACCAGCGGCCGGTGGACTGGTCCATCGACACGCGGGGATGCACCCGGCCGGACTCACGGTCCAGGTGCGAGTCGGCGGTCTGGTAGATCGTGCGCTCCCCGGTCACCGCGGCCACCATGGCGCACAGATCGGTAATCACCTGGCCGTAGGGGTGGTCGGTGGTCGGGTACTGGGCGGCCAGTTCGGCCATGGCGTCCCCGGTCAGCGACAGCGCGCCGGTCTTCGCGGTCCGGGGGAGGTCGTCAGGGTTGACGCCGAGCTGGACCAGACGGGCCTCGAGCGCGCCCTTGCCGGCCTTGGTCGCCAGCGGGGACAAGTACGGCTTGCCCTTCGGGTCCTCGAGCGGGATGCCGTGCTCAGCGTGGAGCTGTTGCTGGATCTCGGCCTTGCGTTCCCGGCCTTCGGCGAGCTTGGCGTCCAGCAGGTCCACGTCGACCGCGAACCCGTTCAGGCCGAGCTGGGCGGCGAGTGCAGCGACCTTGTGCTCCCGGGCGAGATATTCACGAGCCAGGTTGTCTAGCTGACTGTCCAGCCGCCGATGGACTTCGGCGAGCAGTTGGACATCTCGGGTGAGGTAGGCGCGGTAGTCGGGGTCGTCGGTAGGGATCTGATCATACCCGCCGTGAGCCTTGGCCATCGCCTTGAGGTCCCCGGCCTTGCCGGCCAGGCCGAACCGGTCGGCGAGCGCGTCCAGGTCGTACCTGCGGCGGGCGCGACCCTTGGCGCGAGCGAGCGGGGGATCGAGGTGGCGGGCGACCAGCAGCGTGTCGCAGACGGCGCCGCGGCTGACCAGGTCCCACAGGTCCAGCTCGTGGTAGCGGGCCAGGGCGACCAGGTCGAAGTCCATCGCGTTGTGAGCGACTATCGTCTCGGCATTACGCAGTGTGATCGCCAGCGTGTCGGCGTCGGTGGAGATGTCAGTCCAGTCGGTGCCACCGGACAGGCCGGTCAGACGGACGTAGCCGGGTCCGTAGGTGTGAAGGTCGTCGGCATTGCCGGTTTCGATGTCAAAGTAGGCGGTTTGTAGGCCACCCATGGGGGCTTGGGGAGCATGGGAAGTGTCCTCGCCCTCTCCTATACGTAAATACGTACCCTCTATAGGCTCTAAAGAGGAGGACAAGTTTTCATACGCGCTTGGGTTATATGACTTCCCTTCCTCCCCTCCCCCCATAAGGGTTTGACCCTGTTGCCGGGATTCGTAAGAATCTTCACTGCCCGACCACTTTTTGAGGGTATCGACCTCTCCCGACGACTCCGACACCATATCTTCCCCAGATTCACCTCTCACCTGAATCGTCCACTTGGCGCTGTGGCCTTGTGTGCGGCCGGTTTTGGCGATCCGATACTCCCCGATCCACCGTCCGGCCATGTGGGTGTACGCCACGCCAAGTGACTGTGAGTAGTTTTTGTCGGCCGGGTCGGTCAGTCGCGGAGGTGGCTCGTAGGTCGTCGGGCTGGCCAGTGCCTTGTCTCTCAGCTCCCGGGAGGTGAACTCCTCGGCCCCGAACGCCCCGCGGGCCCATGCCAGGTGGGTCAGCCAGTAGCCGGTCTCGGTGTCGGTCTCCGAACGCCAGCCGGCCAGGTTGTCCAGGAAGCCGGGTTGGCCGGCGTGGTCGCAGATGCCGCCGACGATCCGCCCCCAGGTCTCGAACGACCCGAAGGCTGCCCCCCGTTCGCTGCCCGGCTGGCCGGCGGCGAACCAGCCCCGGATCAGGGTGAGCGCCGCCGCCACGAGCTGCGGCCGGTGCTCGCGGGTCCAGCCGCGCAGATCGGGGTGGGCGAAGTCGCTGGACGGCCGGTCCATCGGGTTGGCGACCTCCGGGGCCAGCCGGATCCGGTAGACCCGCCGCGACATGTCGCCGTACAGCGAGACGTTGTTCCCGAGACTCACCCAGGTCACCCGATTGGGGAACTTGGCCATCACCGAGGCCCCCAGGATCCGGTCGGAGTAGAACTCCGCGGTCAGCGCCCTGGCCAGCGACCGCCCGGACAGCTCGTGGGCCTCGTCGAACACGAACAGGTCCCCGCCGGCCCGAAACGCCGCAGTCAGGACCTTGCGCTGCTCGTTCTCCTCCTCGGTGTACGGCTTGGGGTCGCAGACCTCCCCCGTGACCAGTAGGGACAGGCAGTCGGCGAACAGGTTCTTCCCAACCCCCGGGCCGAGCCCGTCGACCACGGCCAGCGGCACCCTGGGCGCCATGCCGCGTACCATCGGCGTCAACACCAGCGCGAGCGCGTTGGCCCGGTCGGCGTCATGGGCGAACGGCATGTCGCCGAGCCAGTCGTCCATCAACAGCTTGCGGGCCGAGCGGACCTGATCGGTGGACGGCTCGTCGGGGACCTCGATGTCGGCGAACCCGTCGTCGGCCACCATCACCACCTGTGATTCGGGGTCGTAGCCGGGGGTCTGGCAGACGGTCCCGTCCATCCGGACGAACGGCGCCCGGGACACCTTCTCCACCGGCGCGAACCCGCGGTGCGACTCGCTCCACACGTAGGCCAGCACGGTCTGGGTGGGCTCCCCGTCACGCCACTCGCCGTTGGGGGCCTCGGTCACAGTGCGGATCGCACGTTGCACCAGGGCGCCGAAGCTGTCCTTGTCGACCGGCTCCAGCTCACTGCCGACCAGCCGCGACAGCACCCCGCCGTGACTGAACAGGTAGGTGCCGTCCCAGGCGGCCCGCAGATGCTCCCCGATCCTGTTCATGACCTCGAGCCGGTCCCCGGACACCACCAGGGTCGGCCGGCCCCAGGCCTCAGTGAGCTTCTGCTTTCGGGTCGGTTGCTTGTCAGCCGGCTTGGCCTTGGCGTCGGCGGCGATCCGGGTCAGGTAGTCGGTGCGCCGGTTCTCCGGCCGGGGGCCGAGCAGGTCGTCCAGACCCACCTCCCGGCCCGCAGCCAGCCGGGCGAACTTCACCGACGCGGCCCCCTCGGCCCCCAACGCTTCGGCGAGCCTCATGCCGGCGTCGTACACGTCCCGGTTGGAAGCGGCGTCGGCGTCCAGCCACACGATCACGTCCCGGCCGTCCGCCACCGCCAGATCCCCGATCGGGCGGCCCTCAGACGACCAGGACCGGCAGCCCGCGATGCCGTACACCCCGACACCCTGCGGAGCCCAGGAGACCGCCGCCAGCGCCTGCTTGGTGCCTTCTACCACCCACATCGAGCCGTTGCCGGTGGTCAGCTCCCACAGCATCGGCACCATGCCCTTCCGGAACACATATTTCATCGGCCGGCCGGTATCGTCGACGTAGGGCACGTCCGGTCGAGCCTGGTACTCGGTCACGCCGGCCGGGGAGGTCCAGCAGAACACCAGCGCCGGCAGCGGGCACAACTGGCCCAGGTATGCCGCCCACTCGCCCATGTCCGGGGTGACGGTGAATGCGCGTCCGTCAGCCACGTCGGGGGTGATCGCCGCGGCTTGCAGCAGTTCGGCGTGGTTCGGTGCGAGCGCGAGGTCGGTCCAGGAGGTCACTCGGTATCACCTTCAGGGTCTACTCGGTATTGCGAGGGGGTTGGCGTCACCACTCGGCAGCGAGTAGGACACCGTGTTGGTCGCCGGGCCAGCTACAGCGGCGTCCAGTGTGCGGCAGCGTACACCGGGGAACCTCTCGCGAGGGAGAGCACTTCGGCCCAGGTGATCGGCTGTGTCCACTGGCCGGTGACGTACCAGCCGACGCCCTCGATGTGGACGGCCGCGAAGGTGTACCAGGCCGGCCCCAGGAGCATCTGCCAGCACACCACGGTGCCCGGAGGCGGCTCGGGGATCATGTCGGGTCACACATCCTGCGACCCTGCTCGGTCGGTCGAACCCACTCCGACATCTCGCCGAGGCGGATCTTGGCCAAGCCGAGTTTGCACAGGGAGTTGGCGGCCTTGGCGTTGACATGACCGGAGGCGGCGCTGGTGCTGCGGCCAGTACGGGCCTCTTGGCCGACGTGGTCGAGCGCGACCAAGACGTGGAGGGCATTGCGTTGCCCGTTGGTGAGTGCGTAGTTGGTCATGTCGGCAGTCCCATCGTGGTCAGCCGGCGCTGGTGCATCGCCATGAGCTGGGATCGGTACCAACCGTCGACCGAGATCGCGGCGACCTCCAGGCTGGGGGGTTCGCCGAGCCCGAACAGGGGGGTCACGTCACCGTCGGGATTGGCGCTGCGGACCGGCTCGCTGGCCACCAGGTAGGCGTACAGCCGGTCGACGGCGTGTTGGGCGCTGCCGGTCCGCAACAGCTCCCGGAACATCTCAGCGGCCTGCCTGTCGCCCGCGGCGAGGTCGTCCGGGGCCGGCTCCTCGACCAGTTCGGCGTCCACGATGTCCTCGGCGCTGTCGACCGGCTCACCGAACCTGCGCAGGTCCAGCTCGGCGGTGTCCACCGGCCGCGGATCGCTCAGCTTGAACTTATGGGCTAGCGCCGACCCGTCCGGCAGGATCACGTCGATCACGGTCTCGGAGATGTCGACCTCCCCCGTACCGACCGGGCCGGTGGTCACGTCGGCATCGGCAGGGGGCTTGCCGGGACCGAGGTCGCGGGGTGGGGCGAGCGCGCCGTGGACCGGGCAGGTGGTCTCGGTCTGTATGCCGGTGCAGGTGCAGTCGGCCATCCGCAGGTCCCGGCACCGGTGGGCCGCGATGTCGTAGCTGTTGTCGCCACAGCGTTGGCAGTGTCCGGCAGTAGGCATGGCTAGTTCGCTTTCGGGTTGAACGGCTTGAGGATCTGGTCAGGAATCGGGTCCGGCTTGGGCACGTTGGGCTCGCGGGCCTCGCCGATCATCCGCATCCACACGTCCGGATGCTGCTCGAAGACGTGCCAGGCGTGGGCGTCGGAGGCGTCGGACTCGGTGTCGTAGGCCAGGCTCGGCCGCCCGCAGATGTGGCAGACCGACGTATAGGCCTTCGGATGATCCGGTGAGATCGGGGCGGTCATCGGTTTGCCTTCCTGCTCAGGGGGTCGGGGGCGCCGCCGAACTCGCAGGCGACGAACATGGCGTGCTTGGCGGCGTCTCGAGCGTGGGTCATGCCGACGGTGGCCTCCAGCAGCCCCGCCTTGTCCAGCCGCTCGTAGACCGCCCACCGCTTCACCCGGGCCGCATTGTTGGTCGTCCACCGATTGCCGGTCGTGCGCGTCTTGGAGCCGTCGGCTTCGTGGTCGAACCATTCGGCGACGGTGGCGTCGAAGGTCTTGATCATGCGCTCGGTGACCGAGGCGCCGCCGGCATGACGCAGGCGGCTACTGCGGGACGACCGGACGAACGACTCGCAGCCGACGATGGTCCGGGAGTCCTCCGCATCAGCAGCTAGCAGCAGATGGAGGATGTCCGGCGCCGTGGCGGCATCACACTGGACGGCCTTCATATCCCGAACCGGCCACCAGGGTGTGGAGATCCCGAACCGCAGCAGCACCAGGCCGGGCTGGGGACCGGGATCTATCCCAATGACCCTTAAGTTACTCATGATACCTTTGCCTGCTTTCGTGCTCGGGAGACCCGTGCAATCTGATTTACGTGTCTTGGATTTTCGATGCGCCGACGTCGGGCGTAGTCACGGGCGCACGTTCGACAACGCCTTGCTCCGGATGCCTTGATGTAGGTGTTCTCAAGCGTGTACTCGTGACCTTGAGGACAGTGCGTAATTGCTGTAGACCAGCGGTCGTGGTTCTCCCGCGGCGTCACAGCTTCCAGATGGTCAGGTAGCACGCACGCTCGGACACCGCAGAGATGGTCAACCTGGTACCTATCAGGGATCGGCCCGATCATCAGCTCGTGGACTACGCGATGCGCCATCCAACGCTTTCGACGTTTACCGCTCTTGCCGTAGCGAGCCGCGAACTTTCCGTAGCCGTCCTTGTCGATTTCGCCTCGCCAGACGACGCAATCACCAGAGGGTTCAGTCATGCTGAGGAACCGGTCGATCTGTGCATCGGTAAGGATGTCAATACCGATCACTCGAAGGGTGGTCATACCGGCGGCCCCCAGTTTCCGATGCCGGCGTTCTCCACGATGTCTGCGACGACTTCACGAGGCAGTACGGCGAATCCCCGCCAACTGATCTGTACGTCGTAATCTTCGAGAACAAAAACGGTCAGGGAGCCGTCCTCGATCTGCTCGAGGTTGAGTCCAAGCTGTTGGGCGATGGCGACCTGGATCGCCCGGGCCTTGGTGTCGGATAATTTGATGGTGGTCATACCGGCGGCCCCCAGTTTCCGATGCCGGCGTTTTCCAGCAGCTTGTCGTGGGCTTGCAGGTGCCGCTCGTGGGCTACGACGGTGGCTTGCAGGTTCCGGATGATGCTCCGTTGCTGCCAGCAGACCAGGCCGAGTATCAGGACAGTGATGGCGGCGGCGATCACGGCTTCTCCTCGGTGGTCGGGGCCGACAGTTGCATGACGATCCTGGTCGGCCGGCCCAGTTCCTTCCACTCGGCCAGCGTCAACCACACCGGCGGCCACACCTGCACCCCGGGGTCGCGCTGGTCGATGGTCTTGGTGATGATCTTCATGACGCCTCTTTCGCAGGTTGGTCGATGTGTTCGGTGGGGGTAGGGATGCCGCCGAGCATCCGCTTCACGACGGTGGGGTCCTTGAGCAGGGCGCCGAGCTGGCCGGCGTTCTCGCCCAGGATCTCCCGGATGCGGGCCTCGACGGTGTCGACGGCGACGATGTCGATGATCTCGATCGCGTCATGCTTCTCCGACCCGATGCCCGAACTCCGGTCGTCGGCCTGGATGGTGTTGACCATCGACATGTCCCGTTGCAGATGCACGATCGTGCCGGCCGCCGTCAGCGTCAGCCCGACCCCACCTGCGCCGGTGGTGACGAACAGGTAGCGGATCCGGCCGGACTGGAACCCCTTCCGCGCAGCGGTTCGGGCCCGCGGGGACTGGCCGCCCCAGATGTGGTCGACCTGGTCCGGGTCACAGACCTCGGCGACCTTCAGCTCGGCCAGTTCCAGCAACCGCTTGTACGGGGAGTAGATCAGGACCTGCTCGTCTTCTCGCTCGGCCAGGATCTTCAACAGCTCGGTGATCTTCCACGACGGGTCCTTCGGATACAGGTGGGTGTGCTTGACCTCTCGAGGCTCGCCGGTCTCCGGGTCTACCTCGGTCGTGTAGGTGTACTCCACCTCGCAGGCTGACGACGCGAGCCGGGACAGGTGACCGAACTGGGTCATCACATCGAACGTCTGCAACTCCTCGTCCTCACCGGGAAGCTCAGCGATCATCTTCTGCTCGAAGTCGTCGTAGGCCTTGCGCCAGGCCGGCGGGATCTCCACGGTGCGGATCGTCCAGAACTGTTGCGGCAGCTCCGGCAGCACCTCGCGCCTAGTCACCCGCCGAGTCTGGCCGAGCAGCAGCATGTCCCACTCGGCCTGCCGGTACGGGGCGATCCCGATTACCTTCGGCTCCCCGTAGTCACCCGGCACCGTCTCGAGATACCGGTCGTCCCACGGCTCCTGCGCCGGCCACGCCTGGTTCGTCATACACGCCAGCGTCGACCAGAAGTCCCCGACATGCTTTTTGATCGGCGTGCCCCCGAGTCCGACGAAGAACTGGCTGGCGATGCCGAGCCGGATACACGCCAGCGACCGCTTCGCCCGCGGGTTTGCGATGTAGTGCAGCTCGTCCACCACCAGCGTCCGGGGCTCCAGCCGCAACAGAGTGGTCTCCGGTTTCTTCCCCGACGACACCGCGAAGGCGGCATCTCGGGTCGCCGTCTCGAACGACGTCACGTACACGTCCGCCTGACCCTCGTACTTCGCCTTCCGCCTCGGCCCCCGCCACGGCACGGTGGTCAGCTCCGGCCACCACAACTCGAACGCCTCAACCCACTGGTCGATGGTGCCGGCGGGGGCGACGACGACGATCGGCGTCACCATCGGCCCCTGCCAACTCGCCCTCAACCGGGTGTCCATTTCGCGGAGGCCGAGGATGGTAGTGATCGTCTTGCCGGTGCGCGGCTCGTCGGTAATGACCGCGGAGCCGGTGCGGGCGATCTCGTGGGCCCCGGCGATCTGGTACGACCGGGCCTTCAACCCCTCGGGCACCTCGTACGACAAGTGATCGGGCGCCGTGTCGGTACGGGCGTGGATCTCGGCCTGGATCCGCTTCAGCAGCCGCTCCTGGGGGTACCAGGCCTCGCCGAAGCTGAACGCGAGCTGGATGCAGGCCGGCCACGAGTACGGCAGCCGCAGCGCGCCGGGCGGGTCGGTCGGCTCAGCCCTGAACGTCATCAACTGCACCCGCCTGGTCGCCGCCGACACCGCATACGGATCGGTCCCGGCCGCCATGATCACGATGTGCTCGCCGGTGGCGTCCAGCTCCCCGATCACCGAGGCGACCGGCGCCCAGGTCTCGGACCGGAATCGCTCCACTACGAAGTTCATCGCCGCCTCGCCTTCGCAGAATGCACAGGACACAGGTCTTTGCCTCGGACCAGGCCATAGGTCCAGCCAAGGTAACGGGCGTCAGATCTCGCATCGGGTACGCGGGTCTCGCCGGAGTCGAAGGTATCGGTGCAGATCCCGCCGTCGTCGGCTGTGCCGTCACACCACAGCAGGACGTGTTTCGAGGCGGTCATGACCCGGCCGACTTCCGCCCATACTGAATTCCAGCCTTGTACGTGTGGTCCAGGTGATTGCACTGTGTGTCAGGGCCGAACTCACAGACCTCCCACCAGGGGGTGGACACGTCGATGCCGCGGCCGTCGTCGGTGACAGTGATCGTGCCGCGTAGCGGCTGCGGCGATTGGTTCGGTCCGAGACTGACTACATGCGGCTGCTCGATTTCCTCCCAGTGTCTGACCATCCCGGAGTCGGACTGCCAACGCCCTGGTGTCCCCGGTAGAGATTCACGGCGCACCCAGTCGTCTCCCATCTTGTCGATCACGACGGCCCACTTTCGGGTCGGCTCCGGCGGTCGTGGCGGTGTGAGACCGTCGAGCCTTTCCGCCACCGTGAGCAACACCGCCCACGCACCGCCGTGCTGGGTCTTAAGGTCGTCAGCGACCTTCCGTAGATCGGTGGCGTCGCGTTCCGAGAAACCATCCTGCTCCGGGTCGAGCACGATGACCCGCTTGTCGGCGGCAGCCTCGATGGCGTCGGCGAGTGCCTGAAGGGGCACGTTCATATTCCGGTCACGGGGAGGGTTCCGCAGTCTCCAGACGAGACTGTCCGTCCGCGACTTACCTGGCAGCGTCCCGAAGCTCTCCATAACCTCGTCGAGGTCGATTGCAATGGTCGTCATAGCTACTCGCGTCCTTTCCGCTCGAATCGAATGCCGGCGACGAGCCCTTCCATCCAGGCCGCTGCCAGCTCGACCTTGCCGATGTCGCGGCCATGGACGAACAGGTAGGCGTCGATCCGCATCGCCCGTTGCAGCGCCATGTAGGACACGCTGGCGATGTCGGCCTCGGTGGCGACGATGTCCCCGACGTCACGCACCTGCGCGGACTCGGCCTCGGCGTCCAGCGCCAGGATGACCTCGGACAGCCGGTCGAAGTCGGGATGGTCGGGCCGCAGCGGGTGGCGGGGGTCAGTCGGCATTGATGTGTCCCTTCAGGGATTATCAGCAGGTAGCAGCAGCTTACAGCAGGCGGCGGGCCCTGGCAAACCGCTATATGAGTGCCAGGGCCCGCCCATGGTGCTACTGCGGGGGCGTCCCGCCCGAGGTGGCCTGCTTGAAGTGCGCGGCCTGGTCCGGAGTCATGCCCGGTGGGAGCTGGGCCTGATCGGTGGAGGGTGGTGCCGGCGGCTGCTCCTGCTGCGCTGCGGCTCCCGGGGGAGGCGGCGGTGGCGGGGGCTGCGGGGCCGGCATCGCCGGTGGCTGCGGTGCAGGCGGCCCGGGCTGGGCCGGAGGGGGCGGCGGCGGGGTCTGGGCCGCCGGAGGGTTGGGTGCAGGGGGTGGAGGTGTGGGTTGGGTTGGGGGCTGCGGGGTCTGGGCAGCCGGCGCCGGAGCCTGGGCCTGCCCGTTGGTGCTGGGCAGGTTGCCGGGTCCGGCGGCATAGTCGAAGCGGTAGATCTTGCGGTCGTTCAGGCCGCCGCCCATCGGGCTCTCGCTCTCGAACACCAGGGTGAAGCTGTCGCCGCCCTTGGGCACGACGCCCTTGGGGTAGCCGGCTCGGCCCATGGCCTCGAACAGCGCGTCCCGCATCTGCCCCTTGACGAACAGGCGGCACTCGCCGGCCGGCCACTCCTGGGTCGGCTCGACCTTGAGCGGGACGACCATCTGGGTCTTCGGGTTGCCGTCCCGCTGGGTCATGACCTGACCGGCCTGCGGGTGGCGGGGGTGGTAGGTCTGGACCTGGATGTCGCCGTCGTTCACGTCTCGGGCGACGATCGCCTGCATCCACTGGCCGACCCGCCAGTTGGCGAAGCTGACCGGGGGTCCGCCGCCCGACGACTGCTGGTTGTAGAAGTCGTCGATCCCGACCTGCGGCAGCGGCTGTTGCGGCTGCGGCTGGCCGTACGACTGCGGCGGCGGTTGCTGGTAGGCCGGCTGACCGTATCCCTGGGCGGGAGGCTGGTACTGCGGCTGCGGAGCGGGGTTGTAGGTCTGCTGTTGCGGCTGGTATCCGGGGGGAGGTGGGGGAGGGGCCGGCTGCTGGGCCGGCTGTGGGTAGTAGGACTGTTGACTCATGATGGGGTTCCTTGCTGTGCGAATTTGATGTCGCGGTTTCCTGGGCAGCCCTGGATCTTCTCGTCGTAGGCCGACTGTGGCCGGTAGAACGGGCAGAAGTAGCACTCGTCGTCGCCGGGGACCATTGGAACGTCCTCGAGGCGGCAGCGTCCGTCTGCCAGTGCGGTTGCCCAGGCGTATCGGGTGTCGGTTTGGGTGTTGACCTCCTCCAGTAGGGCGATGTCGTCGGGGGTGTGCGGGCGCTCCCAGATGTAGAGGCCCGCGATCTTGGACTTGGTGCGCGGCCAGGCGGCCAGGATGACCCGCTCGACCGGGAAGCCCATGTTCCTAAAACCCTGGGCATAGAGCAGGATCTGGACGACGTACTTGCGGGGCGGGCCGTCGGCGCGCTGGATCTTGGCGTGGGTGGTGTCGCCCAGGAACTTGTGGTCGACGACCGCCTTGTACTTCCAGTCGTACAGGTCCGACGTGCCCGGGTGGTTGGGGTGGCCGGCGACCCTCGTCTCGGCCAGGAACCGGCGCCCGTAGGTGTCGAAGGCGTTGGCCTTGATGAAGCAGTCGGCCATCCCCTCGTGGCACCAGGTCCCGACCAGCGAGGGCCACGGGTCGGCGACGTGGTTGGTGGCGGGCAGGCCGGCCATCTTCCCGGCCACCTGCCGGTCGCACGGCGAGCCCAATTCGCTGGGCCCGAGGTACTTCTGCAACGTGCGGGGCTGGTAGGCGGCGTACCGCTTCACGATCTCCCGGTACTCCGCGGCGATCCTCGACGCCAGCTCGGTGTTGCCGGTCGGCGATGCAGGCCGGGTGGCCGCCGCCGCCATGGCGAACTCGGACGCACTCGGGACGGTCATCGCTGCCCCCTCATGACAGCGATAGCCAGCACGATGTTGGCCAGGGCAATAAGGCAGATACATATCGATTGGACATTGTCGGAGATCATCGCTGCGCCCCCGGCCAGTTCGGGCGGGTGCGGCGCTCGTGCTCGGCGATGGTGAACTCCAGGGTGCCGCCGTCATTCCAGCGCACCACGACCTGGTCGCCCGGGTCGATGCGGGGCAGGTTCAGCGGCTCGAGGTCGGCGTGCGGCGGCGGCGGCTCGGTGGGCTCACCCCACGGGGAATGGACACCCTCGTACATCCGGCGGGTCTGCACCCACCACTGATCAGCGGGGGTGTAGCTGCGCCGTTCGCGTAGGACCCTCAGCACGGCCTCCCGGCCCATGTTGCGGCCGAGCTGGACGACGACCCGGCGTGCAGCCTCCGAGATCTCTGTGAGGCCGTCGATGAAGTCGCCGAAGATCTGCCGGACCCGAGCGTTGTTGGCCACGGTGAACTGGGGGCTGAGGGTACGCCGCAGGTCGGAGAAGTCGACCTGAACCGGTGGCTCGTCGCGGAAGGTCCAGGTGAACGCCGGCAGATGGTGATCGGTGTCGATCGTGCCCGATTCCCAGGGCATACAGGCAGTAGATCCAGGCCGGTAATGACCGCCACCCATGTCCTGCCGGGTCCACCAGGGCGGGTCGTGTTCGTGGGAGCCGTCCGCACGCCAGGCGGCGGCATCGCCTTCGATCTCCCAATCCTCGATCGCGGCTTCGATGCGGCCTACGACGTCGTCGGTGTCGGCCGAGGTGTGCTCACCCGACGGCACCCGGTCGGGATGGTCAGGCGCATCGTCATCAACGACCTCGCAATCGGCTGGAGCCCACTCGTTCAGGTACTCGCGACGGAACGGCTCTCGATCGACAACGGGGTAGAACCTGACGGCTTCGGTGATGTCGGTACCGGCCTGCATATCCTGGATGGTGGGAGCCTCCGGGTCATCGACGGTGGTCAGCACAACCCGGATCGGCTCGCCCTGTTCGGCGGCATCCAACATGTGCTGGATCTGATTAGGGGTGAAGAACACAGTCATGCCGCTGCCTTCCGTTCGGCGTACACGATCCTCTCCAGCAGGGCGGACAGGTGGGGCTTGCGGTGCCGGTGCAGCCGGCGGGCCATCGCGACACTACTGGTGTTCATCCGGGCCGCCCATTCATACGGGGACACCCCGCCGTCGGCCAGGTGCTGGACCTCGATACAGAACGGGCAGGTGATGCGGCCCTCCCGGCACAGGGTGGCTCGCCGGTTCGGCTTGAGCAGGTAGCCGACCCGGGGATACCTCCCGAGGGTGCCGTGGACATGGTGATAGGAGTAGCAGACCGTGCAGAGGCCCCGCCCGTGGTGGACGGTATGGCCGCGGGGGATCGGGACGGTCTTGTGGGCCACCATGTTCCGCCCGCAGTCCAGGCAGGGTTTCGTCTCAGGGCGTTCAGCCATCAGTGCCGCCCATGCAGCCGCAGTGACCTGGGTGTGGCAGCTCCTCGAGCTTGGCCAGGATCGCCACACCGGCTGCGGTGTTGACCCGGGTGACGATGTAGACCTCGTCCTCACGCCCGGGGTGGATGATCCGCAGCTCGGCGCCTTCGGTGACGGCACTGGGCAGGCCGGCTGAGTCGATGAATGTGGGCATCACGCCTCCCGGACCGACCAGGAGCCCTTGCCCTGGATCTCGGCCTCGGTGGGCCGGTACTGCTCGTAGAGAGCGGGCTGCTCGCGCTGGAAGCGTTTGGTGTCGAAGCGGCGGGTCTCGGTGTAGCCGACCACCAGGGGAACCTCGACCATGCCGGCCAGGTGGATTCGGGTGGCGTCCGGCCGGTTCACCGAGGCGTCCTCGTAGGCGGCGAGACGGATCTGGGTCTTCAGGTCCTCGAACCGGGCCTTGGCGGCGTCGGCCGCGGACTTGGCATCCACCCACTGGGCGCACAACGCCTCCAGATCGGAGCCGGGCTGAACTTCGACGGTGTAGTGGATCGTGTCGACCATGATCATTCTCCTCTAGCAGCGGATGGCATCACGCTACACCGCTGGTCCGACAGTCGGTGACCGGCGGCGGGCCCCCGGCGCGGCGGTGGGGCGACAGGGGCCCGCCTGTCTGGTGGTGGCCCCTGCCTGCCGGTCGAGAGGCAGGGGCCACCGGTCTCGGGGATCAGGACACCGGCGGGGTGACGACGAAGTTCTCGCACGCCACATAGTCGTCGGCGGCCTCCACGGCGTTGACGAACACGGTGTCGTTGCCGTCGCCGCAGTTGACGAAGTCGCCGCTGCCGTCGGTGTCGTTGTAGACAGCGTCGTCACCGGAACCGGCCCGCACGTCATCCGGACCCTGGCCCGGGTGCAGGGCGTCGGCGGCGGCATTGCCGCGGAGCCGGTCGGCCGCGAACGCACCGAACAGGTTGTCCGAGTCGGGCCCGCCGCTGACGAAGTCGCCGTTGCGCCCGCCCTGGATCACGTCGTTGCCGTTGTCGCCGTACAGCGCATCGCTGCCGTTCTGACCCTGGATGGAGTCGTTGCCGTCGTCTCCGGCGGCGGTGTCTGCACCGACCCCCATGTAGATGGCGTCGTCGCCCTCGCGCCCAACGGCGCTGTCGTTGCCGGCGAACGCCCGGATCGTGTCGGCGGCGTTGGTGCCGCGCAGGTTGTCCGGGCCGTTGGTGCCGGTGATCACCGCGGCGTTGGCGCCGACGGTCAGGGCGAGCACGCAAGCCACTGTCATCGCGGCCAGTGTTGCGATTCGGTACTTCACTGTGGTCCCTCCTCAGGGATCGGTTGGTTGTTCCCCCGAAGCTCTTGTTCACGCTGGTCGCGCAGCTCCATGAACCCGATGTGGATGGCCGTCAGCGTCTGGTTCATCACGTCACCGTTGCCGAGCGCGACCTGCTCGACCCACTGCATGACGTACTGGGCGCGAACGAACTCCAGCAGCCCGGCGGTGGTCATCCGAAGGTCGTCGATGTCTTCGATCCGGGCCAGCTCGCCGATTCCGGCGTCGAGGTCGCGCAGGTAGGTGGTCAGCAGATGCTCGGTGCGGCCGAGCGCGTCCAGGATCTCGTCGGTCATGGCAGCCACCACTGTTCGGTCCAGACCGCGACGACGACGATCACGATCATGGTCAGGGTCCAGGCCTCGTCGCGGGTCAGCTTCCACCATCGGGTCTTCACGGCTGCCCCTGCTTGTTCTCGGCGTGGTAGCGGTCGGCGACGGCATCGACCCGGTCCATCAGCTCGTCCAGGGAGATCTCGCGCCGGTGCTTACGGATCTGTCGGCGGTCCGACACGTACAGGGCGGTCCCGGTGACCACGATGCCGGCGCCGAGGCAGCAGATCATGATCACGACGGCGATCAGCCAGGGCACCCCGAACACCCAGATGTTGACGGCCATCACGACGGCGACCAGCAGTGCCACCGTGAACACAGTGGACAGGGGCGACCGGCGGTGCGTCATGGGCGTGGGATCCTTTCTTCGCCGGCCCCCGGCTGGTGTTCGCGGCATCTCGGGGGCCGGCCTCGCAGGTTCGGTGTTGGCTACGACCGGCCGCCGGGGTTCGAGAGAGGACGTATAGGCGGGGAGGCCTATGGTCTTCCCCCGGCGGCCGGCCGGGTCTCAGTGTGGCGGATAGTCCTTGAAGAACGTAAGCGGCAGGCCGAAGTAGTCGCACAGCGCCTGCCGGAGCGGGGGCGCCGGGTACTGGGTGACGTTGTGCTCGACCCGGTGAATCTGCGACGAGGCGACCTTGATCTTGTACTTGCGGGACAGCTCGTCGGCCAGGGCCCGCTGGGTCATCCCTCGCTTGAGTCGTTCCAGGCGAAGGTGGTCGGGGTGGGTGGCCTGGGTCATGTTCGCCCCAGATCGCTTGGTCTTCGGCATGGCTGGAACCGTAGCACTGTGTAGCAGCAGAGCGCAACAGCTAGCATCATTGCGTTCTGCTGCTAGTGGGCGTATGGTCGTGACGGAAACCACAGGAAGACACACAGGCGGTGACTGTGATGACCACGCAATCTGTCGTTCCCAGAGCCCAGCGGAACTCCATCCCCATGAGTGAGGTGTCCTGGACCGGGCTCGTCGCCCTGCTGGCCCAGGACGCGCACGACCGGCACGCCAAGGAATCCGGGGTGCTGCTCCCTCCGATCCTGAACTGCCCGGACCCGATGTGCCGGTACTACCGCCGGCTCGAGGCTGAACGGATGCCGATGCCATGAAGCTGCCTTGCCACTGCCCCACCGACACCCACCGGACCTGGTGCTGCCCCCGATGTGACCACTCACTGCGGGACCAGCCGTGCCGGTGCGTGCCGGCCGAGGTGAAAGAGAAGGGCTGGCGGCTGCCCGGACAACGGAAGCCCAGTGACTGACTCTAGACAGACGTCCGCCCCGCGACGGCCTGCGAACCGGCGGGGCGGACGATAGAGCTGGCTCTGCTGGCGCCAGCGATAGGCCCTGAAGGTGACCTAGACACAGAGGGTAGCAGCATGTCACACGTAAGTAACGAATCGGCACGGTCAGCAGCTTCGTCACCTGCAACGACTGCCTCACCGAGTACGTGGCCGTCGAACGATGGGCAGAGGACGACGATGAGTGAAGATCCCGACGAAGTTTTGCGGCGGTACATCAGCAACCCGGGCGTTCGAGCCAGAGTCGAGGCTGCTGTTGGCGAGAAGATCGCTCGGGCCATCGAGAGGGAATCTCGGAGCGATTTCGAGACCCGGCGTAGGACTTACATCAAGGGCGCTCGCATCGCCCGCCAGGTCACCGCTAGTGACGCCGTCGACGACGGCAGCCTCGACAACCGTCCCGAACCCGAACCGGGCGACGACAACCACGACTGGGAGGGCGAGCGATGACCTACTCACACTGCTGCTACTTCGGCATGCACGCCCAGTGCGACGGCATGACGACCTTCACCGACTACGACGGCCATAGCCGCATCTGGTGTGGCTGCGAATGCCACCCCCGCGAAGGGATTCGGTGGACATGACCCACCACGTCGGCTGGTACGACCCCCGCCTCAACACGGTCTTCTGGACGGTCTGCTTTTGCAGCGTCGGCCACAACCACATGCGGCGGCAGACGTGACCTGGCTCGGGCAGATGGCGCTACTGGAGGAGACATCGTGATCGTGAAATGCACCTGCGGCTACGCACCGCAGCTTGACCGCAGTGTCGATGCCTTCACGCAGTACGCGACCTATCAGATGGCGGTCGGACTGCACATCATGATGGCGGCAGTGCTGCGCCTGCCGGGTTATCACCAGGGCGTGGAGGCTGACCGATGACCGACCAGCTCTCCCTCCTCGACCTGCCCGCCGCCCGTGCCGCCCGCGACGAAGGGATCGTCAGGGTGACGGCGTGGGGTTGGTCGACGGCGGGGGTGGGCTGAACGGCGGCTCGTCACCTTCCAGGCAGGGCGCGATCACCGGGTACTTGTAGGTCTCCGCGGTCGTGTTGCCGTCCCGGAGGGAGCCGGTGTAGGTCTTGATGTCGTCCAGCAGCTTATCGATACCGGCCTCCGGCGGGTTCTTGATCAGCAGGTAGATGCCGTCCGGCGGGCCCCACAGCACGATCGCGGCGTCCCGGGTGTCCTTGGCCCCGGCCGCAAGCTGCTTCAGCGTGTCGGTGGTGCCGGTGGCCCAGCCGACCAGGCAGGCCTGGGTGTTGGCGATGTCCTGCCGATCCTGCCGGTCCTTGACCTCCCCCCAGACCACGAAGCCGCCGATGATGAACAGCACGATCGACTGGATGATGATCAGCTTCAGCGCCCCGCGGGTCGGCCCATCCGGGATGGCTAGCCGGTCAAGATCGGTGCCGGGGGTTCCCGGGGTGGTGGGAGATGGCTCTGCGGTACTCACGAAGTACGCCTTTCAGAATGTCGAAGGCGTCCCGGAGCAGGACGCCGATTGCGATCCCGACCGTGAGGACCAGCGGCGCCGCGTTCCCTGCGTACAACCACTCCATCAGTCACCGCCACCTCCCTTACTGCGGAGGATGACCCCACTGACGATAGCGGTCGCCAGTCCGGTCAGCGACACCACGACTCCGGTCGGATCCAGCTTCTGTTGGACAAGTCCGATCACGATCACGACGGCGAGCAGGCCGAGGATCACGAACACGATGGCGATGGCCGCCTTGATGATCAGGCGTACCAGGTCCGTGTCAGGTGTCGTCGTCATTCCGCGCTCCCCCCGAAACAACGAGCCTGCGCAGCGTCGGTTAGCACGGCCACCGCCTTTCTCCAGTTATGAAACCGGTGCTACCTCTCGTTTGGTTACAGACTGACCGGCTTCGACAGACGGATCGCGTTGCCGTCCACCTTCAGCCACACCATGACGTTGCCACGCATCGGCGGCCGGATCTTGGCAACCCGCTGCCCACGGTCCCCCCAGTCCCGGTAGGCGTCCCTCCATTCGGCGGCGACCGGTTCGGCGGTGCCGGTGGGGGTGACGGCGACGTACACCAGGGCCCGGTCGTGCGCATCGCAGTCGACCTCGAGCCAGGCCCCGTCCATGCCGGTTCGTAGCTTCGCGTTCGCCATCACAGCACCGTCAACGTTCCCTTTTTGCGGACGATGTCCTCGTTCGCCGTGGCGACCAGCACCCACACCTGGTAGTCGCCGGCCACCAGCTCGAAGTCGGCGCCGGCCTTCGGACCGATCAGGGCGAGCACGTCGATCTTGGTGCCCTCGGCCAGCGGGTCGGGCGGCACGATCAGCGACACCACGTTGAAGTCGCCGGCCATCGACCCGACCACGGTGTCCGGCTCCGGGTTGAAGTTCGGGTTGGTGTTGCAGCAGATCCCGACATGGGTGACGTCGGTCGAGTCACCGCGGGTGAAGGTCAGGGCGTGGGCGACGTACTCGGTGCCGTACAGCGGGTCGGCCATCAGTGCTCACCCACCAGCCAGTCGCAGAACCATTGGTACCACCTCGGGTAGATCATTACGGACCTCTTTCCACAACGGTGTCTCCGATCCGGGCGCTACCCATCCTGGCGGCGTCCACGGTGAGGGAGCCGACCCGGGAGTCGGCCACGGCCAGGGTGCCGGTCCGGGCTCCGTCCACAGTCAGGGTGCCGATCCGGGTGCCGTCGATCGTGACGGTGCCGACCCGGGTGTCGCCGACGGCGGCCGACCCGACCCGCATGTCGCCGACCACGACGGTGATGTCGACGGTGATATCCCCGGTGGACGACAGCTCGCCGCCCGCGCTCGATGCGGCCGGCACCCTGCCGGTCAGTGACAGGGCCGAGATGAAGCTGCCGTCCACGTCCGAGGCGGCGTCGGCGTGGCCGGTCAGGGCCCGGAGCTGGGCCAGGGCAGCGGTGGCGCCGGAGGCCGCTACGACGTTGGCGGTGACCGACCGGGTGACGAGCAGGTGCCCGGTGGCTCCTGAGGCCGCTGAGACGTTCCCAGACAGCGACCGAGCGCCTGGAGGGTCCGACCCCACCGTGAGGTCTGCGGTGGCCCCTGAGGCGGCGTCAGCGTGCGAGGAGAGCGGCCTGGTGACCGACGTCGAGCCGTCCAGGTCGGAGGCTGCGTCGGCGTGGGAGGACAGCGGCCGGGCGACTGAAGCCGAGCCGTCCAGGTCGGAGGCGGCGTCGGCATGTGAGGACAGTGGCCGGTCGACCGAGGCCGCCCCGTCCAGGTCTGATGCGGCGTCGGCATGGGAGGACAGCGGCCGGTCGGTGACGAAGCTGCCGTCCAGGTCGGAGGCGGCGTCGGCATGGGAGGTGAACCCCCGGTTTCGGGCGATGTCGCCGTCGAGGTCAGAGGCGGCGTCGGCGTGGGCGGTGACGGGCCGGGTGACCGAGAGATTGCCGGTGGCGCCGCTGGCCGCCGACGCCGTGGCGGTGATCGGCCGGTCGACACTGGCACTGCCGTCCAGGTCGCTCGCGGCGTCGGCATGGGAGGTGAGCCCGCGGTCCCGTACGAAGTCGCCGTCCAGGTCGGAGGCGGCCGACGCGATGCCGTCGAGCGCGACCTGGCCGCCGCCCTTAGATCCAGGCAGCAGCCGCTGACGGGGCCACTGAACCTGGATCTGAGGGCGGAACAGGCTCATGGGTCAGACCAGCTCGCCGACCGAGATCCGCCCGGCGATCCCGGCAATCGAGTCAGCCGGGGTCGTGGTCAGCTCCAGCACCAGCCGGGTGGCGGCGTCGATCACGATCCGCTCCTCGGGCACCGGGACGTACAGGCAGGGCATCCGTACGTTCCAGCAGAACCGGCCCATGTCGACCGAGGTGCCGCCGGTCAGCTTGGTGGTGTTGCCGGTCTCGAGCGTGACTCCGGCACTGGTCTGGTTCGGCGTGGTCGGCCGGAAGGTGGAGGTACCGCCGCCCGATCCGGAGGTGGGCGCGCCGGTGACGTACTTGAGCACCAGGTTCAGCATCTCCTCCTGGGCGTCCCCGACCTCGGATGTCTGCCCGAACTCCCAGGCCAGCAACACGGCCGGCTTGCCGGAGGCGGACAGCAGCTCGAAGATGTCGATCTGCGCCGTGAACGCTGCGGTGATGGAGATCGGCGCCACGTAGGTCCGGGCGATATCGATCGATGACATGTGGACACCTAACTCGCGAGGGCTGGCAACAGCCGCTGGGTGGGGGACAACGGGGCGATGGACTGCGCGGCGGCGGCTTCCTTGACCGCCACCTCGGCGTAGATGGCGTGCGCGCCCGGCAGCGGACTGATGTCGGTGGAGTAGCCGTACCGGACGACCAGCGCGTCCAGCTCGGCCTGGGTGTCGAAGTCGGCGGCGGTAGCCATCTTGCACAGCCAGCCCGGGGTGGTGGTGCTGTTGTCGAAGTTCGGGTCGGCGGCGGCGAACAGAATCGTCTCGGTGGTGCCGTTGAACGACCGGAGCCCGATGTTGTTCGCCGTCGCAGAGCCCGACCAGCCGCAGACCACGACTCGAAGGCCAGTAATGGTCTCGCCGCCGGCCAGGGTGTAGGTGGTCATCGGGATGCCGACCGCGTTGCCGCTGCCCGACGTACGCTGCCCGACCCCGGTAGCCGACGCCCCGATCAGCGGCGGCAGTTCGGAGATGGCGGCCAGGATGTTCGCCGAGTTGAAGGTGGCGTCGATCGCGGAGTTGGTGACCATCCGGCCGGTGGCGTTGGCCGTGCCGATTTGGACGGCCGTCCCCCCGGTGTCGGGGATCAGCAGGACGACCTTCTGCTTGCCCAGCGGGTAGTCACCGGAGGTCAGGGAGAATGCGAAGTCATCAATGTCGACGGTGCCGGTCTGTGCGCCTCCGGCGTCGTTCCCGAACCCGGCGACGAAGATGTTCTCGCTGGCGACCGACAGCGACACGGTGGTCTGGTCCACCCCGTCGACCTTCCACTCCAGGGTGTGCGGGTTGGCGTTGTGGATAGCCCGCAGGTCGACGTGGTACCAGGTGTTGGCGCTGATCGAAGGGCCGAGCTGGGTGGCCGACCCGAACACACCCTGCAACGTGCCGGTGGAGTTGAGGTACTTGATGAAAACGTCGTTGCCGCCCGCGGTCCCGATGTCGATGAAGATGTTGAAATCGTTCGACGGGAGGGTCTGGAACCGGAACCAGAAGGACGCCACCAGGGTGCCGCTCGAGCCGAGGATGCCGTTGTTGCCGGCGTTCTGGAACCCGGCGTGGGCGTTGGCCCCGGTGCCGTTGATCTGAAGCCCGTAGGTCCCGGTGCGGGCTGCACCCGAAGCGACCGACACCTGAGTGCCGGCCGTCCCCACGATCCGGTCGAAATACTTGGCCTGGTTGGCTCCGGTGGCGATACCCGCATGGGAACCCTGCTCCATGCCGCCCAGGGCGACGAGCGTTGCCATAATCGGTATCTAACTGGACAAATCAGTAGCTGTCCGTCGGATCACCGAGCTTCAGCACGAGGGCACCGGCGGCGAACGAGGCGGTGTCGCCGTTGAGGACCGGCTTGGCGGTGCCGAGCACACCGAACGCGACGAGGTTGCCGGCGGTGGAGGCGTCGAACAAGCCGAAGTAGGTCATGTCCGACCCAGACGACCAGTCGGCGGTCGCGGTCGGAAACGTCTTGGTGGCGGTGTTGGACTTGGTCGCCGGTGCCGTCCCGGTGGCCGCTCCCCAGTCGGCTGCCGTGGTGGACACCCGGGCGTAGGAGCCGGTGGACGGTTCGGTGAAGTTGCCGGCCGCCTCGGTGGGGGTGGTGGTCGACAGCGCGATCCACAAGGTGGCGAACCCTGGGAAATCGGTGTTCGGATCCTGAAGGAACTGGTTGAGGATCTTCTGCTCGATCGAATCAACGAAACCCGACATGACGGCTCCCAGGGTGGTGCGAGTGCTGTACGGTCCACCGTCGCGGTCGGCACCCCTAGCCTCCCATGGCGAAGGCCCCCGGCACTAGGGGAACCGGGGGCCTCGCACGGGGTGGTTTCCGGGAGAAACCGGGGTCAGCTTACCCGATCGGCGGGTTGGCGCCCGGCAGCGGATCACGTGATTCGAGCACACCCGGGGTGGAGAAGCTGGGAGTCACCGCCGGAGTGTTCTGGGTCCGCTCGTAGCCGCCCGCGACGATGGTCACCAGGGCGATCAGCGCGGCCGACAGGTCGGTGGACAGGTCGAGACCGAACCCGACCGCCAGCGCGAGCACCGACTGGGCCAGGCCGACGATGAAGCTCAGCATGGTCTCGTCGGTGACGTAGGCGGTGTAGACCCCGAAGGCGGCGGTGACCACGGCCATGATCAGCGCCACCTGCTCAGGATCGAGGCTGAACTTGTCGATCGACAGCGCCACCGCGAGGACGGCGGCGATCAGGGAGGTCCACCACGCGGGCTCCCTACCGAAGATCTTCATTGGTTACTCCAATCGGAGCTTGTAGTTGTCACCGAACAGCCGGTTGGCTTGGGCGTTGGACATGTCCCGCCCTTCGGCGTCCTTGATGCCGGCGATGTTGCGCTGCCACCACCGAACGGCCTCGACCACCTCGTCGCCGTAGGCGCCCCCGTAGCCGGGCCGGTGGCTGTTGGGGATGTCGGGGTGAGTCATCAGCCGGTAGCGCAGCCGACGAACCGAGTCGGAGTCGGTGGTGCCCTCACGCAGCTTGGACACGTACACGTCGCCGCGGGAGCGCCAGTCCTTGTTCCGCTCGTTGGAGTCGCCCAGGTAGGGGATGTCGACGCCGTTCAGGTCCTCGGTCCAGCCCAGGTAGTTCTTGCCCCAGTTGATCTCGTGCCAGCGGTCGCTGACGGTGGAGACCCGGCCGGTGGACTTGGTGTCGGTGGAGCGGACCAGGTCCTTGGTGACCGCGAGCGCGATGTGGCCGAACTCGCCGCCGCCCCAGAACACCGGCGCCCCGCGGGGCGGGTTGTGGTCGCCGCGGTGCTTGTGCCGGGCGGCGTTCCAGGCGTCGATCGCGGACAGTTCTCGAGACCCGATCTCGAGCCAGGTCCGGGTGTACATCAGGCACATGTTCGGCTGGTTGGAGGTGAACCGCCGGGCGTTGGCGACAGCCTCGTTCGCGGTCTGCGCGACCATGTCAGGCCTCCGGGTCATCGTCGCGGTCGGGGATCGGCGTCTCCCCGGTGTCCTGGTTCTCACCCTCGGTAGGGGGTGGACCGGCCTCCGGATCCTTCTCGGGTTCCTTGGTGTCGACGGGCTCGGGTTGTTCGGTCACGGTGTGCTCCTCGCGGTCTCGGCACAGGCTGACAGGATGGTGTCGATGCGGCCCCTCACGTCGCGGGGTGTCGCCCCCGCCGAGGGCTTCCAGATGTCGGGGCGGCCGGCCCGGATCCAGGTCTGGGCTCCGGCGATCCCCAGGTTGTAGGCGGCGATGGCGTCCCGCAGGTTGTCGTCGAGTGCGTCCATCGCCCGGCGGATCAGCTTCTCGACATAGCTGAACGCGGTTATCGGCTGGAAGCAGTTCCGCTCGGTCAGGTTGTCGTGCTCCCGGGCGATCTCGCTGATCTGGCCGAGGCCGAGGTCGCCGGGGTCGGTGTAGCCGACGCAGCCGGCATCCCACTGGGACTCCTGGGTGACGATCCCGCATACGACGTTGGCGAACTGCGACGACACGGTGGTCTCGAGCGTCGGCATCAGCAGGTACTTCGAGGTCTGCTGCCCGATCCCGCCCCACACCGTGATGTTGCGGTCGGCCGGTTGGCGGCGCTGCCAGCGGGTGACGGCCTTCGCGGTCTGCTCGCCGAACAAGCCGTCGACTACGACCCCCTCGAAGCTCGGCAGGCCGCCCAGCTCACGGTTCAGGGCCCGCTGGTAGGCCAGTACAGCACCGTGGACGGCCCGCTCGTTCAGCTCCGGCGACTTCCACGTTCCGCTGCCCACGAGGGGGTCGTCGCCGACAGCCAGCATGTAGTAGGGGCCGGGCCGGGTCGAACCGTCGGGACCGTACTCCAGCGTCCCGCCGCGCCCGCTGACGCTCCACATTCTGCCGTCGGTCATCTGCCCTCCAAGGCGATCGGAGTGATCCTAGCGGCAAGCCCGTTCATTGTGGCCCGAACGGAGTGATCGTGATCCGGGCCGAGGTCATGTTCAGTGATCCGCCGGAGTTTTGGTAGCGCATGACGCGATAGATGTTGCTGCCCGACAATGGCACCATCTGGATAGCCCGGTTGATGGTGTTCTCGTTGGCCAGCCCACCTTCGTAGCTCTGAATCGCCAGCACCGTGGTCCAGGTGCTTCCGCCGTTGGAGGACTCCTCCATCCACATCGCCCGCAGGTTGGTGCCGTTGGTCGCCCACACGCAGTCGACGGCCACCAGGGCGTGGCAACTGTAGGTAGGAGCAATGACGCTCGGTGTCCCGGAGTCCCACCACCCGTCGGTGTCGATGGTGACGGTGTCCCACCCGATCGCCGTCCCCCCCGTTCCGGAACCCGACGAAACGCTGCTCCTGGTGAGCCGGAGTCGTGGCAGTCCGTTGGCGCGGAACAGCGGGGTGCTGTCGTCGGTGGTGATGACGGCCGGGCTGGAGGCCGGGAAGTTCGCCGCTTTCCCTGTGCTGTAAGGGGTTCCGGAGAACACGGCGGCGTCGAGGTTCTTCATCCACGGCGTGGCGGTGATGTTGCCCGACTGGAGCCACAACGCAGACGTGGCCGGAGCTGACGAGCCGCGGCCCACCCACACCCGGTACTCGGTGGGGTCGTCGGCCCCAATGGCGGTGGCCAGGCTCGGGGTGGTGATCGCCAGCCTGGCCCGTTTCTTCATGGTGATCGACGCGAACGCCGACTTGCCGGCCTCGTGGGCGGTACCAGCCGCCTCGTACGGGGTGTAGGCCACCCACCACTTGCTCGACTCGGTGGTGAACACGTTGGTGGTGGGGTACTGGGTGATCCGTCCGAGCCCGGTGGCGCCGGGGTCGGACAGGTGGAAGAAATCGGTGCCGTTGGTGGAGAACCCGGCCAGCAGCGCCCCGTTGCCGACATCGAAGTTCTCGTTGGTCTGCTGGGTTCCCGACGTGTTGTAGCTGAAGATCGTCTTGTCGGTGCTGGTGGTCCCCCGGAACGAGATCATGTAGCGGGCGCCGCCGAGCCCGAGCGCGGTGGCCGGTGATCCGGTGGCGACGTTGACGATCCCGGACACGTCGCGGTTGCCGGGGCTGTTGCTGCTGGTGACGTTGACCGCTCCGGCCGCCCCGGTGGAGGCGTTGAAGCTCTTGATCTTGACGTCGCCGCCGGCCGAGGTGGTCTGGGCGATCAGGATGTCGGTGCCGTCGGTGCCGATCGCGGGCTGCTTGCCGCCGGTGGTGTTGGTGTAGTTCCACGACCCGGTCTGGACGAAGCTGGAGTTGAAGATCCGGACCTGGCGCTGGCCGGCTAGGTCGATCCCGAGCACGTACCAGTTGGTGCCGATCTTGCATAGGCCGCCGTCGGAGATGAACCCGGACGGGAGTGCGTTGCTGGACACCGCGGCGCCCAGGGTGGAGACGACCTTGATGGTCGAGACCGGGTCGTCGGCGGTGCCCATCACGGTGTAGGCCCAGTTGGTGCCGTCCCACCACAGCCCCCGCTTGCGGTCCGGGTTGTCGTCGACGGCGAGCGTCTTGTACGGCCAGGTGACCTCGAGCGCGGGCGGGGACTGCGGCGCCTGCCACGCCGACTGCATGATCATGGTGGCGCCGGCCCGGAGCTGGGAGGTACCGAGCAGGTCGACGCCGCTCAGCGCGGTCATGGTCTTGGCGATCAGGTCGGCAGTGATCGTCATGACGTCGCCGGTGGTGGGGAAGTTGACCAGCGGCGAGTCGTCCTGCTCGTACAGGAAGAACCCCTCGTTGGACAGCTTCACCCGGCGGCCGGTGAGCGCGGTCAGGATCTCCCCGGCGACCAGGAACGCCGCCTCCATGTGGATGCCCTGGATCGACCCGGCGGCGATCTCGTCGGTGCCGTTGGGGTTGAGCTGACCGGCCACCCAGGACGTCACCGGGCCCATCACCCCGACCGCCACGTCCTCGTCGCGGGCCTCGGCGGCCACGTAGTAGATGGTGTCGGGCAGCAGCACCGAACCGTCCGGCAGCGCGTCGATCTCGGCGAAGGTGGCGGCGACCGCCTCGTTCCCCGGCGCCACGGTGGCATCGCTCGCGGTCGTCGAACTGTCAGTGGAGATGTGGTATCGGTAGGTGATCGGGTCCGGGCTGACCACCCCGGAGTGCTTGGCCAGCAGGCTTCTGGGGAAGCCCCGGACCTGGAGGTCTGACGGCGCCGAGGTCGGCGGGTCGCCGTCGCTGCGGGGTGCCTGCGGCAGCGTGTCGGGGTCGATGTACTCGCCGCTGATGTTGGGGAGCTGGTCGTCGATCCACAGCACGACCGGATCCTCGTAGAGGTCGTCGTCGGCGTCGTCCACGGTGACGGTGGCGCCGGTCAGGTCGTAGACGTTGCCGTCGAGCTGGTTGATGATCGACGACGGCACGATGCAGTCGTACGACCCGCCGGTGAGGATGTCGACCATGGCCGTAACGGTGGTGGCGCCGAGGTAGACCGCCTCCCCGATGCCGTAGGCGTTGGCCAGCGGAGTGTCCAGGGTGATGATGTCGGTGTCGGGATCTACCGCCGAGTAGGAAATCGTCTCGTTGCCGATGGTCAGCGCGGTGTCCACGTTCGGCTGGTAGAAGTCGGCGGTGTCGCGGACCTGGATGGTGGTGGCCCCGGCCGAGGCGGCGACCTCCAGCTCGTCGCCGGCCGGGTCGACGGTGACGCTGCGGACCACTCCTCGTTCACGCACGGCGCCTCCGGTTGTGGGAGCTGTGGGCGTGGTGGTGGGTGGTGCCGCTGCCTTCCGGCCCGCCGCCCTTGGGGTGGGCCGGGTTGTCGATGTTCGGGTGCGGCGCGTTCGGGTTGATCGGCTGCTGCGCGCTCGAGGACGCCTTGAACACCGGCTTTCGGGTGTGGGAGGGCCCGCCGCGGGTCCGGCCGTAGGACACCTGGTCGTTGAAGCCCTGGGTGGAGGTGCCCTCGGGCAGCAGCGGGATGCTGTACTGCCACAGGTTGTAGTTGCCGTTGAACGATCGGGTGCGGATGCCAACCCGGTCGCCGGGCTCCAGGTGCGGTGCCGGCAGTGACTCCCAGGCGGTGGCGACGGCCTCCTCGGCGTCCTCGTGCAGCCGCCGCTCGGTGTACTCCAGGATGCCCTTGGGCTCGCGGAAGCCGGGGTTGCTGGACTGGTTGACCTTGCGGTGCGGAACGCCGCCGGTGGCCAGCGACCACGGCGACAGCGGGTGGTCGCGAGGCAGGAACGCCCACGCCTCCAGCGGTTCCTTGGCCCCCTTCAGCACCCGCCCGATCGACAGGTGCCCGTTGAAGTAGTCCTCGTCACCGAAGCTGCGGGTGGGGTCGTTCTCGATCATGCCGCCGTCGCCGTCGGTGAAGATGAACACCGGTTTGCCGTGAGCGATCCGCCGCATCCGGATGTGGCCGTAGGCGTCGACGTAGAGCTGCCGGTCGATCGACTTGGCCAGGTGCTTGGCCACGATCCACGGATGCGACATCCGCTTCAGGGTCTTGTCCTTGCTCAACCGGTATTTCTTGCCGTTGAGGTCGGGGATCTGCATCTTCACGGTGCCGGAGCAACGCTGCCGGATGATCTTTTTGATGCAGTCGGTGATCTGGGTGCCCTTGTGCAGCTTCAGCGGATCCCAGGTGTTGCGGGTGGTCCAGTCGAACTCGGCGCTGGAGATCTCGATGTCAACAAGGCCGCCGTTGCGGTTGAACCCGGTGCAGGGGCCGGTGATCAGCGGCACCTCGACCCACCCGAGCGTCGGCACCAGCACGTCGCGGAACAGCCGCATGTGGCGGTTGCGGTAGATCACCGAGTCGTCGGGGGCGTCGGGATCGAAGTTCATGGTGCGGTCGGGGTCGGCGAGCTGGACGCTGGCGGTCCGGGTGGCCTCGACCGCGTGGCCGTCCACGTCGACCTGGCCGTCGATCAACAGCGGCGACAGACCCCTGCGCAACTGGTTGCTCATGTTCAGCACGTTGATCCGCGGCCGGATCTCGTGGTCGGTGGCCAGGGTCGCCTCGAACAGCCGATGCTGGGCTACCGTCAGGCCGAGCTTCAGCATGTGTGCTCGCAGTCGCAGGCGACGGTCACCAACCCGGTCCGGTGCGGGTAGGCGAACAGGTCGGGGCAGGAGTCGTGGTCCTTGTTCAGACAGGCGTTGCAGACGTGCGGCAACTCGCACAGGTCCGCGCCGTGAAGACCGCCATGTGGGGGCGTCATCAGGTAGTCCTGGGGTTGAACGTGAAGTCCTTGACCTGGGTGGCGCCGAACGACACCCCCACGTCGGTCGGGGAGCCGGGCGCGTCGAGCAGCGGGCAGACGATGTCGTAGAGGATGAAGCGGGCCGCCCGATCTCCGGCGTTGATCCAGATCGGGCGGTTCGGGTGCTGCTTCAGCTTCATCATCATGGCCTCGAAGCTGGCGCCGTCCTGAGTGCCGTCGGCAGTCCGGACGAACTTCCAGTCCCCGCCCGAGCCGAGGTGCCACCCGTACTGGCCGGCGGTGATCCGGACCGGGGAGCGGGCGTTGACGACCATGTGCTCGGCGCTGTTCTCCGGCATCTCCCACGAGCCGGGGTCGACGCCGGTGATCAGGATCATGTTGTTGAAGTCGTTGTCGTACAACCAGACGCCGGGCACCTCGACGGTGGAGGTGACCACGCTGGAGTCGACTGAGTTGATGCCGTTGACGTTGGCCTGCACCTTCCAGGTGTGGGAGACGTTGGAGGTGGCGCCGTAGTCGGTGTAGGCGTAGTTGGTGCCGGACACCAGCAGGGAGGACGGGTCGAGGTCGGCGTCGATGACCTTGCCGTCCCGCTTGATGGTGAAGCTGTCCGGGGCGGTGGCCCGGGTCCAGGTGAGCTTCACGAACGGCGACCGCTCCCCGTACACCAGCAGCGCCTGAGCGGCCAGCGACGAGACCGCGGTGGTGGCGCCGGTGGTGACGGTGAAGACTCGGGTGACCTCGACGTACGGCGGGTCGCCGGGCAGGTTCTCCCGGTCGTACTGGTCGTGGACCCGCAGCCGAAGCCGGTACGACTGGCCGTCCTCGGTGAGCACCCCGACCGGCAGCGAGTAGGACGTGGCGGTGCCGTTGACGTACTCGGAGTCGTGGACGACGGTGTCGGGCAGGCCGACCGCGCTGGCGATCCGCTCGATGATGACCCGGAACCCGGTCTGGGTACCGCCGAAGGTCCAGGTGATCGGTGGGGTGAACTCGGTGACCAGGCCCGACACTGGGGGGTTGGTGATCGTGGCGGTCGACTTGTTCTGCCGGGTGAAGAACGCCGGGTCCGACCAGGGTGACCACTTGGTGGAGCCGTCCTGCACCCGGGCCCGCCAGTAGATCGACGAGCCTGCGGTCAGGCCGGCCCAGGCGGTGGTGGACAGGTCGAGCTGTGGGGCGTCGGTCAGCACGGTGCCGGAGTCGAAGTCGATGCCGGAGACGAAGTTGTTGGCGGCGTCGAGCTGGACCTGGATGGCCCGCATGGTCTGGTCGCCGGCCAGGTCGGTGAAGTCGCAGCGGACCCACGTCTTCAGCAGCGACACGACCCCGCCGTCGGGGATCAGCAGGGTGGGCTGCTCGGGGGCGTCGGAGACCTGTAGCTCGAGCCACGGCTGGTTGGTCAGGGCGTAGCTGGAGTAGAACTTGGACAGGGCGTCGTTGTCGATCGTGAGCCTGAACCCGAACCAGCCCTTGCCGGCGTCGGAGACGGTCTGGGCCCTGGTCTTGATGTCGAAGACCCATTCGGTGCCGTCGGTGGGGGCGGTCTGGTTGACGCTGATCGTGGAGCCTGACACCGACGGCTTGTTGTCCCAGGTGGCGCCGGAGATGCCGCCCTTGTCGAAGCCGGGGGAGGCGACGAAGTCCAGCGACACGGTTCGGGTGCCGACCAGCGCCTCGGAGTACAGGTGCAGCTTGAGGGTGTCGAGGGTCTGGCCGTAGTCGAACGGCCGGTTGAAGAATAGGAACCCGTACTTGTCCAGGTTGGAGCCGGCCGAGCGCAGCCAGATCCGCTTCTCCCGCGGGTGGGAGCGGGAAGGGACGAACTTGTCCACCCAGGATGAGACCGAACTGTCGAGCGCCATAGGTCAGCCCATCCGTGCCATCCGGGCGGCGTGGCGGCTGCGCCCGTTGTAGTTGTCGTTGGCCACCCCGCGGAAGTAGGCGGTGCCCTGCTCCCAGTTGGTGATGACCATGGTGCCGGAGATCTCCCCCGAGAAGCCGGACCCGGAGCCACCGCCACCCCAGGTGCCGCCTTGGACCAACGCCACATGGGCGAGCTTGCCGAGCGCGATGAACGCCTGCCGCTCCTGGTTGGTCAGCATCTCCTCCGTCAGCCCGGACATGTTCACTGCGCGGGTGCCGTGCGGGACCGGGCCGCCCTGGTCGTACACGCCGTGGGCCTTGTGGTAGTTGTAGGCGTGCTCGAGGGTGCCGTAGCGGTCCCGGATGTACCAGCGCATCATGTTGAGCTGGTGGTTCCAGTTGGTGGTGCCGGTGTCGCCGTACTCGGGCCGGGTCGGGTAGCCGAGTGCCCCGGCGGCGGCGATCCGGTTGGCCGAGATCAACTGGCCGATTCCGAACGCCGAGCTGATCGGGTTGTTGGCGTTGACGTTGTGCAGGCCGCCGGCCTCGTGCCGGATGATGTACTTCTCCCGCGGGTCCAGTGCCCCGATGTCGCCGCCTGCGCCCCGGCCGCCGCCCTTTTTGATGCCGGTGAGGTGGAAGTGCTGGGTGAAGCCGGGGTCGTTCCAGCCGCGGGCGCGTGGGCCTACGACCACACCCTCCCCGCCGCGGCTCTCGACGTTGACCCCGCCGAGCGTTCCCGCCATGTGGCCGGCAGACGAGCCGGGGTATTGCGGTGTGGAGCCGATGGTGAATCCGCCGGGGTCGAAGCCGCGGGCGAAGCCGGGCCACGGGAACGACGAGGTAGAGCCCAGCCGAACGTGCAACGGGTCGCCGCGGAGGAAGTTCGCCACCCCGCTCATGAACCCACTACAATCCCACAAATCGGGACCAACCGACCCCCAGTGGTAGTCGTCGCCGACCTGCTTGCGGGCCCACGCGATCGCCGCCTGCACCCGGGCGCTGCCGGACCCCATCGCCTTGACCATCGCCCGCAGCGAGGAGAAGTTCGAC